TCTTTGCTTGTGCTTTAGTTGTGTACATACTATCATCATCTTTTTCTTCTTTTTTCATTCTTAGAAGTTTGAAGTCTTCTGGATCTATTTTACCATTGTGATTCTTGTCCAATTTTCCTTGGTTGCCTTTTAAATCTTCTTTTTCTTCTTTTTTCTTTTCAGGTTCAAGAAGCAATTTCTTGTCTTCGACTAAAACAGACTGTACTGCATCTATCATTGATTGTGTTACGTTATTTTTTGAAAACATTATTTTGCTCCTGATTTTTCTTTTGATTTTTTAATCGTAATACCCGATTGTATATATTTATCTGTAGGTTTAACTAGAGGTTCTTTGTTCATCGCACCACTCATAACACCTACAACTCCCATTTCATTTCCAGTTTCACCTGAATATACAGATTCTTTAAAACCTTTAATTCTTTTCTTTTCGCCTAATGGATTTGGATTAACATTTTTTGGTTTTGAATCTAAACCTGGTGCAGCAACATTCTTATTATCAAATTCTTCTGCTTCATTATATGTTTGATTTCCTAATCCAGCACCACCAATTGAAGCGGAACTAGAACCGCCACCACTTCTTGTATTCATTGTTGGTCCTATTCCTCCAGGATCACCAACGCGACCAGCAGATAGTGCAGTTTTTTTCTTATCAGTTTCTTTGTCTTTATTGAAATTAGCTTCTGCGTATGTTCTAAACGCATATGTGCTATTTGATTTTTCATCACCATCACGCACATCATCTTGTTTACCTAATTTCTTTTGAAACTGCATGAATGGACTGTTATTGTCTTTCAATACTTTAAATTTAGTCTTAGAACTTTCATATAAACCTTTGAAACGATTGCCGTTTTGCAAAGATTGTATAATGGAACTGGAAGATAAAAACTCTTTTGTCAGTTTGTAAGTTTCTGTAATATCTTCTTCTTTTGATTCCAAGTCACCAGAGTTATCAAACTTTACGAAATCAGTAAACATTTCTGAAAGTTGTTTTGCATTCTGTTGTGCTTTTTGCCATTTGTCTTGGCGAATAGACTCCATCATCATCTTAGATAAGAATGTGTTTCTTTCTTTACTTACTGTGTCGGTTGTATCAACAAACACCATCATTGTTTTATATCCAAGTTCTTCTAGTTCTTCTTTGATGCGGCCAATTTTTTCCAAATCGTCTGCTGGTCCATTAACAATCAATGGACCACGAGTTCTTACTGATTCATATTTTGGATTCATAGACCTCATTGCAAGCTTGTGTTTATCATTTAAAATATCCAAAACTTGTGAGAAATTGTGTTCAACAATCTTTTGTGAAGCAATACATTCACGGACAATAATGTCTTTGCCTGAACCTGGACCACCGGTCACGAAAATTGCTTTATGTCGACCATAACTATAATCTTCATGTAATCCCATGCCCTTACGAACATCATGCATTAATTCTTTTGCGTGATGTTCAGGTACATGCGCTGGAACACCTTTTCTAAATGATTTTAAATCATTATTCTTGGCATGTTCACGCATCTTGGTGCCTGACATTCCTTCTGTTCCTTCGGCGTCCGGGTCTCTCTGACCAGCAGAATGAACAGTTATTTTCTTGAAATTATATAGAGCACCAGGATGTGTTCCATTGTACTGGTGTAACTTGTTATGCATTTCTTTAACACGATCGGAACCCACAACCATATGTAAGTGTGTTACACCTTGTTTGTGTAAGTGTGCTGCATGTTGTAAGAATGTTGGTTTCTCTTTAGAAGATGCTTCAAAATTTGTATCTGGAGAATAACGTTTCAAATGTTTCAATTTCTGTACATCAGAAAGAGGATTCTTCTTTTTGTCTTGTGAATGTGAAACGACAACAGAATGGTCTGCACCTTGTTTCTTTGCAACGTCTTTTACTTTGTCGATAAGTTTCAAATGACCAGTGGTCGGAGGATTCATCCGACCAAAAGACATTACATGGTGAACATCACCAGTTTTTTTTTCTAATATAACTTCTAAAAATGATTTCATTTAGTTTGTGTGGCCCAAAGTTTTCTTGAATTTTTCCATATGTTGGTCATTATCTAAATCAACATGACTCTTATTTAAACCTTTTTTACCTTCAGGATGGAAAGCTACCGTACGAGCAGACTTGTTACCTTTTTGTTTTTCTCTGATTCTCCATTCACCTTTACCTGAAATCTTAGGTAAACCATGGCCGGTTTCATCTTTTTCGCCAACTCGGTAAGTACCATGGCCGCCAACTTGCAACACATGTACATGATGGTCTTTCAAATAAGCTTCAGCTGGGTGCAAATTTGGATGTTTGATTACAGTTGTTTTTGCTCGGCCAGATTCTGTTGATGCAGATTTTTCAGGTTCTGGTTCATGTTTGTTCATGTGAGCAAGAACACCTGATTTTTCAATATGTTTTGCATATTCAGGTCTTTTCTTTCTAGCTGCATCACCAACATGCCAACCTTTTTCTTTTGTGTGATGAATTGTTAGTTGGCCCATTGCAGCTGTAACACCGTTTTTGGTTTCACCATTAAGTAATCCACCGGTAACTGAACCTGCATGAAATTTACCTTTTTTCTTATTATGCACAGCAAAATCTGTACCGCCGGTGGATCCTGCACCAGACATGTGGTGTGGCATAATACCATGATGTTTTAGTCTTGCAACAAATTTGTTCTCATAATCATGTCCCTTATTTTCTGGAGCTTCACCTGGTTTATGCAATTTTGAAGCAAGCATTGTGTGATGATTACCAACTTCATCTTCAACATGAACATGAGTTTGATGTTTACCTGTGACAAGATTATAATGTTTTTCAACACCGTGAATCTTTACATGTGAGCCTTTAGGTAAATCATCATGTTCAGAAGCTAATGTGTGAGTGGGAGTTTTTGAACCAACATGCGGCATTATGTATTTTTTAATATGAGATTCAGCATCTGCACCTGAAGCAGAAATTTTACCGCGGCCTTCAGATAAGATTGGCAAACCATCTTCACCTAAAGATATGCCGGCTCTTTCCCAATAAAGTTTCTTTTGAATGTCTATCATTTTTATGCCCTTTCGTCCGATTTTACATTTCCGGATCTTCCTTCACCCTTAGGTAGTGCAATTCTAGGACGAGGTCCCTCATAGTTTTGTTGATCCACATGTGAAACTTTTGCTTCTTTACCCGCAGTTGATGATTTTACTAAATGAGAAGCTGCTTGAGCTGAACCTTTTCCAAATTTACCTTCACCTGTAGTAGCTTCTTTTCTAACAAAATGATTCAATTCAGGATGTCTATCATGAGCTGAATTCATAGCTTTTTGAGCCATATCACGATGGTGTTCCATTTCAGACCTAGAAGAAGTTTTCATAGCATTCAAATGTTTAGATACTGTATGCATATCTTTCATAATACCCGAATGAATTTCATCTTTCTTTTTTTGCGGTAAATTTTTATATTTTGGATGGTTGTTTAACATTTCCCTAGCCGCATGGTCATGTACTGCATTATTTTCTTCTGGTCCACCTGACATTAATTGCGAACCACCGCCCTTTTTCATTGATAGTTTAAGGCCTGCATGATTATTATCATTTGGATTATGGATTGAAACATCGGCTTTAGATGTTGCACCTTTAGTTGCTCCATGTTTTTTCCATGTATCTGATACAGTTCCTCTTTCTCCACCCATAACTTTTGCTTTATGTTTTTCTTTTATAGCTTTTTTGAAATCTGGATGACTAGCTAAAGCGTGAATCGTATGAACAGCTGTTTCATGTTCTGAATGATAACTATGTTCCGCTTCTTTTGTTTTTTTACCGCCAGTGAAACCTTTATCCTCAGCATTGTTGAAATGTAAAGGATGAGTTTTATCTGTTTTTGATTTTTCCAATTCTCTCATCATAGCAGGTTTATCGTGAGCAATTCCTTTACCCACCATATGGTTCCAAATATTGGCATGAGCATGTTCATCATTATAACTTACACCACTTTTTGCTTCATTTATTTGATTGATTTGCTCTACTATTCCAGCTCTATCTAACCAAATTTTCCTCTGTAGTGAAATCATTTTCTCACCTTTAGTCTGTTTTGTTTTGCAAATTCTGCTCTATTTACTAGCTTTGTTGGTTCAGTTTTTCCACCTTCTGGTGTATGGTGAATCACAAATCCTTCTGGTTTAGATTTCACACCACCAATGTGATGTTCATAGTGGCCTTCATGGCCTTCTAAATGCTTAACTAGTGTATTCTTAGCTTGCGCCAAGTGGTGATGCATAGTTAAAAGATTCTGATAATGTTCTTTATTTTTCTCAATATGAGAATTGTGTTCTTTGCCTGCATCAATTTTTGCCTGTTTGGATTTATCAGTCTTAACCTTATCTGCCATCTTTGCATGTTGTGTCGTGATGTGATTCTTTAATCCAGACACACTAGGAACTTCTCCAGTGTCAACCGTCTTGTTGATGTATGTCGTTAGATGTGTGTTTTCGCCTCTGTGCCTATCAGTCGCAGGATACATTTTCTCACCATGTGTATCATGGATTGCTTTTGCTGCAGCCATGTGCTTATGGAATTCATCTTGTGCATGTGATGGATAATCAACTTTTGCAGTATCGTGTTCTGCACCGTGGTGATGAACATCTTTTTGTTGTTTAAAGTTATGAAGGTCAACATCATGGTGTGCAGACATATTACCAATGTCGGAACCATGATATTTTGTGTGAACTACTACACCAACTTTAGATGCACCAATCTTTTTAGCCTCATCGCCTTTGGCAGTGTAGGTGATTGTGTTTGGAGTAAACGATACTTTTTTAGTCATGGTGGTGTAAATCCTCTGAAGAATGCATCATATCGCCTTGGTATACACCAGTCTTAGGTGTTACTTTAGGTAAATGTTTCAAAGCAGCTTTAAGTTTTGCTGCAAGTCCAGGCGCATGGCCATGGTTTCTGTCAATATCTTTTTCTGTGTGATTGATTTTTGGTGTCTTGTTGAATGCAGACTTACTAGCAACAAAGAATTTACCTGTTTTTGGATGATGACCAAAGACAATTGCAGGTGAACCATCATATTTCATAGTCAAATTACTATTTTGCGCCTTAGCTTTCATGTGTTCGTGAGCTTGCATGAGTGCGCCATGTGCGTGTTCGAATCCTTCGGCGCCGTGCATTAATGGACGGTCTTCTGCATGATGGATATGCTTTAAAGCCGAACCTTCTGATTCCGCTTCTTCTTTTAAAAATGAGATAAAACTTTTCATTGAATACCCTTAGAATTGTAACACACTTTGGTTACCATACGTTATTTATACAACTTTTTAGTTCACAGTTTTGAATTTACAAAGATTGAGGAGAATACATAGTCAATAACTTTCGGTTTGGCCGTTGCCTGATAACCATCCTGTACAATGTATTCTATCAAACTCCACTAAGTATTTTTTTGGAATATTGACAAAATGAGCATGTTCTGTGTCCATATGGTTCAACATATCAAAATTTTTACTTAAAACTTCTAGATAATTATCAATTAGAGAAGGACAGAACGAATACATTCTAGTGATTAGTAGGTCACTGGCACTATAAATTACTTTAGGCATCCAAGTTGGAATGCGTTTTTTGAACACATATTTACCAAACAAACTATCATAGTCACTTAAATTAAAACTATCATCTAAAATTGTTCTGCCTGAAAATTTGAAAATTCTTTTAACTTCTCGCATGAATGGTTGTTGTTTCAGTGTCAGAAGGCTGTGAAAGAGTAAAGCAGTTTCAGCTTGTGATTTTAATTTTAAACCAGAAAATCCTTTAACATCCGGTTGTGTAGATAAATCTATGTATCCGTTGCAGAATTGTTGTAATTTAATTTTCTCATCATCCGATAGTGGATTAAATGAAGCTTCAGCTAAAACGATTATAGATTCTGGTATCTTTTTTCTAATTGAAATCAATGTATCAATTGTTTGTTGAAATCTTTGTTCATCCGTAAAGAATACACTATCTAAAGGTTTAATTGCAGATGTGACTAAGAATAGGTTCTTATCTGGTATAATATTCATATGTAAAAATCTAGTGTGTCACTATTCCGTTCGAGATTGATTGCTTCAGCCCTTGGAAAAGGATTTGATCTATTAAAGTCATTTATCAATATACGTTTAGAGTTCTGTAGTTCCATGATTAGAATGTATTCTAAAAATCCCAACTTATGTAACATATGTCTTGTTTGTCTCACATATTCATACTTTCTTGCTGTCGTAAAAACAAATTGAGCACCATCTTCTTGGAGTTGTAATAATCTTTTGACATTCTTTTCCAATGGAATAGGTTCATCAGCATATGTGTTAACACCAACTCTAGATTGTGCTTTGACGATAGTTCCATCAATATCACAGAAGATTACTGGTTTATCATTATACTTGAACCATTCTTGTGCAGTCCCAACATCAACATAATCAGTTACTAGTTTTTCAGTAAATACTATATTGCTTTGCAACATCATGGAGATGACATCGGAAACAAATATTTCTTTTTCTGATGAAATGGATTCAAATGTTGTTTTGTAGTGGCCGACAGAATCAAACTTATAACCACCAACACAAAACTTATTAGAAACAACTTTCTTTTCAATAATATTGGTAATAATGCCTTGTTCATTAGAAGTGATAAAACTCTTAGAACCAAGTTTATTCAAAACTTCATGTTCTGAAATATCAGAAACGCAAACATAATTACCTTTGGTTATCTCATGTTCAAAGAAACTATCACAGTCTTTAATTAAGAATTCTTCGGTGTCTGGAATGTTTGCACGTTTCAAAATTTGATAAACAGTATCAGCAGGTCCATTAGTAACTTCATCTAAGACTACAATTTTTATGCGGTCACCAAATTCATGTTTAATGAAGTCTGAAGCATGGTGTGCAATATCATGATCCTTTAAAATACCAATTGTGATATTGTATTCTGAATAAGGTTCTAATGCCGATTGTAACATCAACCTATGATTATAATCATATAGAAGATATTTTGGTTTCATTCCAGGAAATCTACTAGAAAGACCAGCAGCAGGTACAATTATTTCCATAATCTATTAATCTCTTTCATAATGAATTCATAATTTAAATCATTCTTTTCTGTATGTAGGTACACCCTCAACAACATCAATATCAGTAGGTTGTCATCATTGGATTCAGGATAAAGTTCAAGGATTTTGTTTTGTAAATCTTTTAACTTTGCACCTAGTCTAATCTTTTCTTTCCTCAGAAACCAACGGCACTCTAAATCCTGTCTCAATTTGGCAATATCGAACACATAAGATTCATATTCAATTGTTACAGGGTCTATTGTATAAAAACCATCTTCTGAATATATGATGTTCTCTAATGTTAAATCGCCGTGATATAAAGTTTTAGGAAGAATCTTAGGAAGTCTGTCAATCAATTCTTCTTTCGTGAAAGGTAAATCTGTTGCAGAATCTATCCAAGAAAGTTTTTTATTGTACACTTCAGTAAAATCAAAAGAACCATAACTGAAAGCTTTCAGTGTGTTTATTGTCTTGAGTAAAAACTTCTCTAATGATTTTGTGTTGTTGGATAACAAATATGTTTTTATGTCTAATCCATGTATATACTCCATGTCGAGTATATCTGAATGATAATTGTAAATCTTAGGAACACGCAGAAACTCATCAAGAGTTTTCAATCTTTCAAAATTTCTGTTTGTGTTTCCAACTTTACGAACAAATAGGCCAGTATCATCTTCCATGAGATATATTTTACTGCCTGAATGTCCTGAAAGTTCTTTAATTAGTTTTGGTCCACTTGTCATAATCATCACGAATTAGAGAATGCCAAGTTCCATTGTGTAGTCCTGGTGGAAAAGGATTATTCATATTAACATAGACAAGATTTTCTCCACGCAAGTCATATTCATGTAAGTTAGCTTGCATCAAATCTTCACCAATAAATTGAGCACCTGCATCATAATACTTATCTATATTATCAAAGGTTGACATATATTTCAACATTGTGTTGAGTGAACCAAATGCAAACTGGTCATTTCCAAAATCTCTTTCAGGAACCATTCTGCAATTTGGAATGTATAATTTAGTATTGTCTAATTCTTCAAAAGGTATTTGCACATTCAATGCATAGTCTGTTCTACTACGAATTACCCAATCATAATGTCTATCAGTGTTTTTCAATAACTGATTAACTTTCGACATAGAATAAAACATATTGTATGTGAATCTTGGAGGATATTTTTGAGCATTAGGTGTTTTTGTATATTTTGCATCTGCACCATTATCAAATGATTTTTCATAAAGATAGTGTACAGGTTGATACAAATTCCGCAAATCTTTTACGTCATCACAGTCCCAAGTATGGAAATAAACATCAACATCACATCTGTTTAGTAGATTCTTTTTATAATACTCATAACCAGATTTCACTGAACGTGCTTGGCCAGAAAAACATAATGCTATTTTCATCTTTGTAAAAACACTGGTAAGTTTGCCATTGTATTATACTTAACACCATTATTGTGTAAGTTTCTCAATAGTGTCATGTGTGGACAATATCTTTGTTCTTTATGTGTTATAATATCTTTTTCTGGATATTCTTTAACCATTTTTAACCAATTCTCAAAATCTGAATCAAACTGTGTTGAATGTATCTTTTCATAATTATCATATAAGAAATAACCTTTAGCATCTCCAAAAGGCATTATTGCAAAGATGTCAGAAATCAAATTGTACGATTCGGCTTCAGGTGTTAACACTCTATCAACTTTATCAAATTTAAAAATGTAACTAAAACCAATATCATACCGACAATAAGTTAAAGTATCATATTCACCAATAACAGATTCAAAAGCAATCTTACGGCTATAGTTCATTGATGCATTTTTGGAAATGCTATCGATTGTCATTGGTTTTGGATTAGCAACTTTTGCTCTTTCTTCTATAAGAAGAAATTCATCTTCATATTTTGTCCAGTCCTCTACGATGATTGATTTTGGTTTTAAAGTATCAACAATGTCAACATACTCTGCCGGGTCGGTTGACCATAGGTGGCAGAATACATCCATTTCGTTAACATCAATAAAATTTTTGATGTTAGTTTTCGTTTTCGCAAAGGTCCTATATTGACCAGACAATACTATACAATTTTTCATTTATACCAATACCATACATCACATTCTGTTGTTAAAATTTGTTTGCCCATTTTTTCAGCAAACTCTTTACAGGCACGATTCACACCTTCGATTGCAGTATAATCATGTCCTGCAAAGATACCGCCAGTTTTTAATTTGGAATAATAGTTATCACAATCTTTGCTTAACTGGTCGTAAGTATGTAGGCCATCAATAAAGATGAAATCAAATTGTTCATCATCAAATAGAGTAACAGATTCATCAGAATATTGACGAACAAGGTCGAAACGATTACTGTAACCTGCCAATCTATTCATTGCCCTATTGAAAATTTCTTCACGTTCATTTAATGGATTACCATTCCAATCAACATAGTTAACATATGGATCAATAGAGGTTAAATGTAATGTTGGATTAACATCTAGTAAAAAATTAGAAGTATCGCCAATATCGCAACCAATCTCAAGACCTTTTGCATCTACCATATCTTTGATTAGATTTCCTAATCCAAAACCAGAACATTTGAATACTGGTTGTTGCATTCCAAAAGCTTGTGTTTCAGTATTAAAAGTAATTGTATCGCTCATTATGTTGTCCTATAAGTAAAAAATTCTGTTTCATCATTTTGTCCATACTTTCCTTGTACAAACTTCTTCCATTGAGGAACTCTATCATATTGGTGTACAATACTAAAAGTAACACCATCACATGTCTTAACTAAACCATTTTCAAATATTGGTTCTTTCTCGGTAAGAAAAGGTCTAAAACTGGCAATTTTTGATGGATCAACTGTTGTTCCAGCTTGGCATGCCCATGCATCACTTTGGTCAGCAAAAAATGTACAATCTTTATATGGTTGAGTTTGTATCAGAACATTATATACTGCTTGGTCACAAATAGCAATAGGTCTGTGTATTGCATTTGTAAATATATTGAATACTAAGTCCTTAACATATTCTGAAGAACCACCTATCGTTCCAACATTATAGATTTTGTTGTTTTTATTCAAATCATGTACATAAGGTCCATAAGCTTGCATTAGGTTATCATTACCCCAAGGTTCGTCTTTGTATAACATACCTTCCGATCCAGCAATTAATTTATAATGTATCTTTCTTTCCAACATTGCAAATGGATTTTTTTGGAAATAAACATCTTTCACATCAGTTGTAACAACATATACATACTCTTGCCAATGTTCTCTTAGATATTCATAAATCGATAAGAATCTTAATACATGAACAGGAACATTCATTTGTGGTATGTTAATCAATTTAAAATTATTATCAACAAGCCATTTCCTAGTTTCATCGGATGCATTACCAACACACATTACTTTATCTGCATCAGGCATTGTTTCATTAACTGAAAGCACCCAAGGTTTTAGTTGGTCAATTCCATAGTTTGTGCATCCACCTATAATCAAATTTTTCATAATACTCCTATCATTTTTTCCAAGGAAAAACACCTTTGTATTTCTCATACATTATCTTATTACCATTCTTAAAGAAATCGGCATTTACGGAACCAGCATTACCATCTACGCGATAATTGACTGTATATTCACCAGTGCAATCAAAGTTTTTAAAGTATGTTGCCAATGTTTGAAACCATACTCTATCTTGTCCCCATCCGCCATGCCAAACAGAAGATAATCTTATCGCAGTTTTAGTAGGAATGCAATAGTTATTAGTATCTATATGATTGATTCCATGATAAGTTTGCCATTTACCTAAAGATTCACAATTATCTTCACATATGTAGTTACCATTTTTGTCTGTGATTAGTCTTAAAGAATAAGACCAGTCAAGTTTATCTTTTTCAATCTTTTCTATACAAGACAGTACATGATTAGGTTCAAACCAACAATCCTGGTCGAGATAAAGTACATAGTCTGTGTTGATTAAGTGTGTGAAAGCTGCATAGATTCGGTGACCGTAAAAACCATTGGCACCAACATTGATTGGTAATGTTGTTATTTTTAAATTTTGATTACCACGAAATTCATCAGTAATAACTTTAACTTTGCCCTCATATTGTTCACCATCACAGACAACATAACATTGTGTGTTGTATTTTTGAGTTAAAACACTTTCAAGAGCTTTGCGGAGTTCAGGTGCGCCTGTTGTTGGTATAATCACTGTTGCTGTCATACATCACCTCATAATATCAATATCTTTTCCTGAAGTCCATACTTCAAGTTCTGTTCGTAATCTATTTTCTTTGCAGAGTGTTTCATAACGATTTGTTGCTTTGTTTTTCCACCATGAAATAATGTTTTTAAGTTCAAACTTATCATAGTTCTCATCTTTAATCAATACATCAGTTTTTCCATTTACAACATCAATAAAGTTTTTGAAACCGTAGTTAGATATGTAGTATCTCTTTTGTTCAGTTAAATTTTTTGCATTCTCAATTACTTCATTAAATCTTTTAATTTCTTCTGTGCCTTTTAATCCTGCTTTTGTTAAAGCTATAATTCTCATACTTGTTTTTAACTTCTTGCTTGATATATCATCTTCGACAATTTTACCAACCCTAGACTCAACAAAATTACGTAAATCTTCATAAGGTTTGCCGTGCATCATTGGAAGAAAATCACTTTCAGTTTCACCTTTGTGTCTTATGTATGGCTTCATTCCATCATACTGAGAGGATGACTTGGATGAACCGTAGAGACTTGTGGTTTCAAACATGCACAAGTTCATATCATATTTCTTGTTAATCATTTTCCTGACTTGGTGTGAACAACAGATACCTGCAAGTAACTTTCCACCCAAGTAATTGAAACCAAAAGGTTGCGCTGGCACAATAACAAAACCCATCATTGTTGTTTTGTTAAATGCTTTGGCCGTTTCTGGTTTCTGTGTAAAGACTTGACCAAGCATTTCATTACGTGGTTTACAGTTGATAACAGGAGAACCAATACGAATAAAACCTAGAAACTTATTTGTCTTTTTTTCTTTGACACCTAAACGAATTTGGCGACCAACAGGTGAAATATTGATGTGTGAAGATGTTATGTTCAGTAGAGTTTCCCACGTATTGGTGTTACATTCAATAACATCAATTTCCATGTCTTGTGGATGCATAGAAAAGTCAGAGAACAAATCTTCTTCAACAGGAAATAATGGATTTGTTGTCATTTCAGACAACGAAGCCAACTTCTGGTCACGCATGTAATCATCGATGCGTTCAAAGTTACCAAAGTAATCTTCAAAAACTTTGGCACAATGAAGTGCATCTTCTTTAGTCAACATCATATTTTAAAACCATCAAATGATTTTTTAGATTTCTGTTCTCTGTCACCAAAAGTATTCAATGGTTTATCGTGGCCAGAATCTGCCAGTCCATCTTGTCCAGATTGTTCAACATCATATAATCTCATCTTACTCCTATCAACACCGACAGTGAATCGTTTGTAATATGTAGGATCGTTATATCTGTTCTTCAATTGCTTGACCATAATTTGGCCTAGTTCTTCCAATTCTTCGGATGTAATCAAAGCAAACATCAAATCAGCTGTCGCTGGCAAACCAAAAGATTCACTTGTATCTTCGAGTCCTGGGTCGGAAGAAGTAAATCCACTTCTTGTTGTTTGTGTCGCAGATACAACTGGTACTCCGAATTCAACTGCAAGACCTCGCAGTTCTTCAGCGATTGACTTGACATAGGTATAGGAATTAATATTTGCTCCTGGTTTGATTCTAGCGGAACAACAAATATTAAGATAATCAATAAAAATAATGTCAGGCCTAAAAGACTTTTTAAGATAGAGTTCATTCAATAGTGTTCTAAAATGTGTTGCAGAGGCTGATGCAGTTGGATACTCTTTGATGATAAGTTTACCGGTTGTTTTAGATTTAACTTTAGCAACTTTCTTATCATACATTTCTTTGGACAAATCTGTCAAATCATCTAACGAAACATTCAACAAATTTGCATCAATACGTTCTGCTATTTTTTCTTCAGCCATTTCCATTGTAATATACAATACATTACGACCCTGAGACATAGCACCAGCAGCAACATGACACATAAAAAGGGACTTACCAACACCAGTACCAGCCAAGGCGATATTAAGTGTTTTGGCAGGAAGGCCGCCCTTGGTGATTTTGTTGAAGTAGTCAAGGTCAAATGGGATTCGTTCTTCTTTTCTGTGATAGAATTCATATCGCTCATCGGCATTCTCCAAATAATCGTGTCCAACAGATGTATCAAAACTTACTCCCAAGGCGTCCGATAGTATCTTGGGAATTTGACCTTTATCGTTGGTCTTATCTTTCCCATCGAGTATAGAAATAGACCCCAATACTGCATTGTATATTGCTTTCTCTTGGCAGAATTTTTCGGTCTTGTCAACAAGCCATTGAATCTGGGATATTTCTGACTTAGATTGTTCAACCTCTTTAAGATAAGTTTCTGATTTCTCAACTTCAACATCCGTAATATCACGCCTTTCTTTGACGGCCAATACAATTGCTTCAAGTGAAGGTGTTGTATTGTAAGTATTAGTGAATGATGTAATTTCATTAAAAATTGCTTTCTCTGTTCTATCTGAAAAGTATTCTTCTTTTAGAAACGGAAGAACTTTTCTAAGAAATTCGTCCGAGTAAATCAGGTGCTTCAGTATCGTCTGTTCCAGTTTCATCAATTATTTCCTCATCTATATTGGCAGACATTAGTTCTACCAACAAATCGCCTGCATATTGTTTAAAATCCGAATCTTTTTCTAAAAGCTTCGGCTTCATTACAGGACATTCTAACACATAATAAGCAAAAAGTAAATGGGGCCCATCGGCATACTCTTTAAAAGATACCCTACCATATTTGTATAAGGTATCTTTGTACTTTCCCACCAAAATTTTGATATGTGCGGTTTCTTTATCGTCTTTAGGATAAATGAAACAGTAGTCTATACCTTCAATCATTCTGACTCTTGCATAATGTTGCCAGAGGTAACACTATATTTTTCTTCAACATATTTTAAGAAAGTTGGATCAGCCAAAATAGAAGTCCAAAAATCTTTCGTATCTGTATCTTTAATACGATATTTTTTATCTTCAACTTCACCAGTTTCAGGATTGACTTTTGAATACCAACCATTGCTAGGTTTTACTACGTGTTTAGATTCAACGGCAATGTCAAGTAAGCCAGACCACTTGCTAATACCACCGTCAAAAGATACAGTGACAGGAATTTTAGATTTTTCTTTAACATAACGAGATTTTTCTACATTGATAATAAAATTGTAACCGACAATCTCGGTGCCTTCTTTTTCTTGTTGGCGGCCAAGGATAAAAATGTTATCAGCTGAATAATAAGAACCTGTACCACCGCCAACAATATCTTTAGGAAACATACCAATTTCTTTGTAAGTGTGATTCACTACAATCATTGGAATATCTTTAAGTGATAGATGTGGAGTAACCATTCTAAACAAAGATTTAACTTGTTTTGCTCTAGACATATCAGCAACAGATTTTTCACTCAAAGCATCTTCTACTTCTTTCTTTGAAGCAAGATTACCAATAGAATCAATAACAATGATGAGGTGTTCACCACGTTCCAATTCGGTTAACTGTTTCATAATATCAAACTTCAACTGTTCAATATCCATAAGTGGTGTGTGAAGTACACGTTCTGTATCGATTCCAAATGAATCAAAATAAGATTGTGGAGTACCAAACTCAGAATCATAAAACAGAAGTGCTGCATCTTCATATTTGTCCATGTAAGATTTGGCCATTAGCAGTGAGAATGCAGTCTTGAAGTGTTTTGACGGACCTGCCCACATTGTGAGACCAGGTGTTAAGCCTCCATCAAGTTTGCCTGACAATGCAACATTGATAATCGGCACAGCTGTTGGAATCATATCCTTCTGTGTGAAGAATTTTGATTTGGATAGAATTGCAGAATCTTTAATGCTGCTGTTCTTTTTGATTTTGTCTAATATACTCATAATGTTCCTCAATTAAAAAAGTCATCTAGTGTAGTCTGTTTCTCGGTCGACCAGCCCATGCAATCTAAAATAACTTTAATGGGTTCCAGAAAAGTCTTTTCGAATTGTGTATTATAGTCGATATATTTTGAAATGTCAAATTCTTTTGGCAACCGTGTTGGATAAGAGATAACGGTATCTTTGAAGGGGTTCGGCATAATCAAATATGAAAACTTAATCTTCTCACCTTCTTGAATCAAAGGATATTTCTTTGTCAACTTCATTTCTTTGAGGTAATGGTTGTAAAGAATTGCACCTTTGACATGAATTGGTGTTCCAGATTTGTATAAACTATTGCTATCGGAATACTTACTTAGGCCATTAATTCCACGAGGAAAAGAAATATCTTCAGGCGGTAAACCAGTAAAGTATTTTCTGAAATCGGCAATAAACTTATGCATATCCAATTCTGTTCCAGAAATCATAATCTGAATAGATTCTTTCATCTTGCTACGAACTGCCGCAGGAGTAGATGACTTAATCATTTCAAGACCCATAACTTTCAAGTCAGGTTCATTGTAACGAACACCTTCATTGTCATACACGTTCATAATGTAACGCTTCTTGGCAGTCCAGATGCCTTTGTCAGCCAATGCTTCACGTTTCATTTGCATCTTCTGTGCATATGCATGTACATACTCAGCCAATTCATTGTATGATTCGTTGATGTATGGCTCAATCTTGTCCTTACAAACACGGTCCATGAAATCAATCACCTTTGTCTTTGGCATAGATTTTACAGCATCACCATAAACTTTGTTAACCAAAGGACCAAGTTTCAAATAAATTGAATCTGTATCGGATGCAATCACATAATCTTTTTCTTCTGATGATAGTAACTTGTTCATGTAACCGTTAATCTTATTTTCAATCCATTTGATTGACAATTGACCGGCAGTGGTAACACCCAAGGCCATACGCAAGTCATAGAATCTGAAATATTGAGAACCTAAAGCACCATAAGCAGAATTAAGAGAAACCTTTTTTGCAAGCTGAAGATTATTGAGTCTAGCAATTCGTTTTTCAATCTCATACTTTTTAGAATCATCTTTCTCATTTTCATAGTCCTGTTTCGCATTCAACATCATCTTTTTGAATTTCTTACGGTCTTGATACATTTCATCCATCATCTTTGGTAAGAAACCTTGTCGGTCGGTCCTAAACAGCTGTCCGTTGGGAGTAAGTGTGCATTCCAATGGACCAAGAAAGGATGTGTCAATTGATTTATTCAACATATTTTCAACATTGACTTTACCAATTTCTTTTTCAAATAATTCTATGGCCTGAAGTTCTTTTTCAAGTTCTTCGGTTGTTAATTCTTTTACATTACGAAACATTATTTACACCACTTCTTTCTATTCTCATTCACAGTCAATATCTGTAAGTTGTCTGGATGATGTAAACCACCTTTTGCAATTGCTTGAATGTGGTCTACTTCATGTCCTTTAGGACAAATCAAATAATATTCTTGCAACTTTCTCTTTTCTTCTTTACTCAATTTTGGAGTTTGATTCCGTATTCTTGCTCTACGCCTTGCGGCAATTTCATTTCTGATTCTACGTTTGTGGTCTTCACCCAAATACCTACTTTTTTGAGCACAAGAATAACTACAATATTTTGAATCATATTTCACACTTTCAGTCCGAAACTTCTGTGTTTCATATTCATTATTACAATGTAAACACTTCAACAAGGCCCTTCGTTCTTTATTTTTACATTCTAACTCAAAAGGCTTCTTAATGTCAAATTTTTGTAGGTATTTTTTAATGTTGGCATCCGAACAACCAAAATATTCGGCAACCTCGCTTCTTCTCATATTCTCGGTAATAAACAATTCATAGAGTTTATCTTTGGTAATATTGTATTTCATTGATTTTCCTAATAAGTAACCACATCCACTTATTTAGTATTTCTCAACTTTAACTCCCCAATCAGTTTTTGTCTTCTATCTTCAATATAACTTCTTTCCACAAGATTTTCAGGACTTATGGAATATTGCATCATCAAATGAGGATACAAACTATTCAAGTCAAATGATGCAAGCCATTCGTGTAGTCCAACTTGTGGGTCTTTAACATATGCACCGGCAAACATACCATCTTTTTCTTGTGTTTCTTTTGGAGGAACAACAATATTATCCTGCATCAACCGATTATATGTGAGTGCATCCCACATGCGTGTCTGTGCAAATATATCTTCATAGTTACACTTAGTATCATATGCAAGAGTCAATCCCAACTCCAACAATTTTAGTTTTTCTTCCAGTTTAATAATCAGTTCAACGTCTTTGATGTTGTACTCAATAAACTTTTGATAATTCAAACGATACAATTCATGTAAGTTATCAAATTCATCATACGACAGTTTGGTCTCACCAATCTCAGCTGTTGCAATTGCATCTAAACGATATGATTCTTGTGATTTACCATCAGGAGCATACCAACGATACAGTTCGATATAATCAAGTGATGCAACGCCGACAATATCATATGCAGTCATTGGTCGGCCGTTAATAACAGTCTTACGTTCAGTAATATATTTCCATGGCGATAAGAGTTTAGTTTCTTCTTCGCCTACGATTTTACGAAAACGATTAATCAAATATGGAATATCAAAGAACTTGGTGTTCCATCCAGTCAACACATCAGGACAATTATTAGTCCATTGTTTGATGAATCTTTTGCAGAGTGTCCATTCATCTTTGCATTTAATATAAACTTCATTACCTTGGACAACATAATCACCACAGCCAAATACGACTGTCAAACCATTGATATATTTCAAACAGATGGCAGTAATAGGTTCGTTAGCGAGATATGGATCAGGGAAACCATTCTCTGAACCAACTTCAATATCAACAACTGCAATAACGACTTTATCTTGATCCCATTCAACCATTTGTTTGTGTTGTTCACCGATAAAGGCATACTCATAACGATTGTTTCCATAGATTTTAGGTGCGCCGGACACATCTTTAAAATCTTTGATGTATTCACGGGCACCATTAATGTCATCAAAACGCTTGCGGTCTAGTGTTTTACCATCAAGCGTTTTGTATTGACCAGTTTTGCTTCTGATGTAAAGTGATGGCGAGTAGTCAATTCGTTGTTTGACTCTTTTGCCATCCATCACACCTCGGTAAAGAATACTATTACCGAAACATTGTACGTTAGTATAAAATTGCATTAAACGATAAGTTGTTTTGTTGGTGGAAGAACAATGCCTGAACCAAAGATTTGATTATAATTAGTGATAAAGTCCTCGGCAGGAACATAAGAGTATACAACATGTTTCTTTGCTAAAACAACAATACTTCCTGGTTTCTGTGGTGCATGGATTGGGAAAGGTGCAAATCCTACATTAGGCTGACCGTTTTGGCCACGAACAACTGCAATACCTACTGGGTTTTCTAAAATCCATTCAGTTTCAGTTTGAGATTGTACTTCTCCGAGAACTTCTTCTCCTGTGATTAATTTTAAAACAATAATTACCATGATACTTCCTTATAAATAATGGTTGATTTGATGCGTTAGTATATCATTCTTTTGTTATGTTGTCAACAATTTATTGGTATACTTATTACAATGTTTAGAATTATTTTCGTTGCCGCATTATCATCAACACTTCTAGTTAGTTCAATAGAAGCCGACCAAAATATTTTACCTCCAAAAAAGGATGAGGTATTAATTTGTGTAAGATGGAAGTGGTCAAATACGCCTCAAGAAAATAAAGTAAACTGTATTGAATGGTCTAAGAAAGATTGTTCTAATAGACTATATCCTGAAATTTGTAAACTTGGCGGATAAAGTATGATTGATCCAATTAGCATAAGTCTTGCTTTCTCTGCGGCACAATCAGCAATTAGTGGCATTAAACAAGCCATAGCCATGGGCAAAGACATTAATAGTATTATTGGCCAAGTTGGTCACTTCTTTGAATCAGCTGATGCGGTCCACGTAGCTAGCATTAAAGCTAAACATAATTCCATTGGAAAAACAGATGCTCAACTTAGTCGCCAAGCACTTGAGTTTGCTATGCATAGCAATAAATTACGTGAAGATGAAAGAGCATTGAAAGATATGATTTATTGGCAATTAGGTAAGCCACAAATCTGGGAAGACATGATTAAAGAACGTACCAGATTAATGAAAGAAAAACGTGAAGGTGAAGAAGCGGTTGCAAAAGCCAAACAAGCACATAAAGAAAAGATGGCTAAGTATATGATGATAAGCTTGTACACTATAGCATTTGGACTTGTTATTTCTGCATTTGTTATGTTAGGCGTCCAGTTTTACAGCATGGCTGAAGAACAAAAAGCGTTTGAAGCTGCACAGATAAAGCGTGCAAAAATCATTAGAGAACAACAATGGGCTAGAGAACAAGAACAAAAGAAACAATTAGATGCGGCTGCAAAAAATGGAGCTTAATGTCGGTTTCTATCGTTTGACCAATCTTTGAACAATACCCAAAATATCATTACTAAGGGTACACACCCAAGTAGGAATAATAAATCGTTAAACGTGATGATTATGTTAAAGTGCATCCATTATTTATATGGTTAAACACTTTAATGGAGCGGGATATCAGAATCGAACTGATGACTGGAGATTGGAAATCTCTAATTTTACCATTAAACTAATCCCGCATGTTGGTTGCAGAGGCAGGATTTGAACCTGCGATTCTTGGCTTATGAGACCAAGCGGATAGACCTCTTCCATACTCTGCTATATTATATATGTGACTTTGGTGCGACTGACCGGACTCGAACCGGTACGCCCTCTCGAGCGACAGATTTTAAGTCTGTTGCGGCTACCAATTACGCCACAGTCGCATTTCGTACATTATATCAAGTTAAGTGTAATTTGTCAAGTATATTTTATATTAATACCATTGGTGTCTCCGACAGGAATCGAGCCTGTATCTCATTCTTAGGAGGAATGCGTTCTATCCGTTGAACTACAAAGACTTGGTGCAACCTAGAGGAATCGAACCTCTTTCAACGGTTCTTCAGACCGCCGCTATGACCACATCAGCTAAAGTTGCTAAATTGGTGCTCTTAACAAGAATTGAACTTGTGTTTCATCCTTACCAAGGACGTGTAATGCCATTATACTATAAGAGCAAGTTGTTGACAATTTATCTCATTGTACGCCGTCAACAAAGGCGATTATTGGTACCTTGTGACGGGATCGAACCGCCGACATCCCACTTGTAAGGAGGGCGCTCTACCGCTGAGCTAACAAGGCATTGGGTGGATGTACGGGAATCGAACCCGTGATAGCGGAATCACAACCCGCGGTTTTGCCACTAAACTAACAACCACATAAAAACTGGAGCGGGTAGAGAGAATCGAACTCTCACACTAACCTTGGCAAGGTCACAGGCTACCTTTACATCATACCCGCTTATACTTACTGAGCTTCTGCTAATTCTTGTTCTGCTAGAATCCGTTTTAAACGGTCTGCACAGAAAGAAGCAGCAGGAGCATCTGGTTTAACCATTGGTGTCATGTTACATGTACCTTTGATATAACCAATTGCTTGTTGAACGACACAAGAAGAACCGTGTTCGTCAGATTTGTTTAGGTCCAAATGAACTTCAACATGACGGTCTTCTAATACATCTTGCATTTCTTGGAACAAAGCAGAAACTTTATAAACTTCTGTCATCAGACGCATTGCAGGTTTGCTTTTCTTGTGGTCATAATCCAATTCACGGTCAACAAAACCAAAAATCTTACAACCATGACGGCCATCAATATGAACAACAACTGCTAAAGCGTAATCTGCATACCATACACCATCAATACGCATACGTTCGGAGTCTGCACCAAGATAAACTTTAGTATCAGGTCCTTGTTTCGTAATAAATGATTTTACTTCATCCAAATTAAATTTTTTCATATTAACTTTCTTTTATTGGCATCCCCCGAAGGACTCGAACCCTCACTTACGATTTTGGAGACCGTAGTGCTGCCATTACACCAGAGAGACATTACTGACTTAATTTTTTTGAATTTAAACTAATACGATCAAATTCTTCATCTTCATTTTGTTGGTCTTCTTCTACACGTTTGTCTCTTTGAAAGATTGCATCCCAACGATTTGCATATTCTTCATCAGAAACATTTTTTGGTCTAGGTGAAGATCCTTTACCTGCTTCATTCATATTTAACTCCTAAAAATGGTGCGCCCTGAGAGATTTGAACTCCCAACCTCACGGGTTCGTAGCCCGGTGTTCTATCCAGTTGAACTAAAGGCGCAAATAAATTTGTAGCCGGTGTAGACACATCAGGGCATCACCCCCTCCCGCTACTCCGTGTATCATAAAGGCTTTTCGATACTCATCTTTTTGATATAAAGACTTTTACTACTTTGTTTTTAAAGGCCTCTGATTGCCCTTCCCACTAGGCACTGCTCCTACTACAAAACTGGTGGTGATAGAAGGTACCGAGCCTTCCTCATCGGCTTATGAAACCGCTACGCATCCATCTACGTCATATCACCTAAAAAATGGTGGACCGTGGGAGAATCGAACTCCCGCCTAAGGCTTGCAAAGCCCCTGTGCTACCACTATCACTAACAGCCCATAATTGGCTCCGGTCCCAGGATTCGAACCTGGCTTCAAGGATTAACAGTCCTCTGCCCACACCTAGTTTGCTTCACCGGAATATTCAAAAAAACTTGGTCCGTGTGGAGAGATTCGAACTCCCGACCCTCTGCTCCCAAAGCAGATGCGCTAACCAGACTGCGCTACACACGGATAAAACTGGAGCGGTAATATTGATTTTCACAACACTTCTAAGGTGGACCCTCAGACAGTTAATACCTTACCGCATAAAAACTTGGTGCCCCATGACAGAATCGAACTGCCGTAACCTGATTACAAAACAGGTGTAATACCATTATACTAATAGGGCTAAAACTTGGTGGAGTGGGTAGGGATCGAACCTACTTGCCTTGCGGCCACAGGGTTACAGCCTGCTGCCCTACCATTAGAGCATCCACTCCTAAAACTTGGTACTGATGGACAATTTCGAAATGTCGGCCTTTCGCTTATCAAGCGAATGCTCTTCCTCTGAGCTACATCAGCAAAACTTGGTGGATAACAGATGCCGTAGCATCCGCTTCTCCATAAATTGGCGGTCTTAGGGGGTAACGATCCCCACTCTTACGGCGTGACAAGCCGTCGTGCGTCCATGAACACTTTAAGACCAAATTAGGATAAGCTACTGGTTTTCCACGCCAGCCCTTAATTGAGCGGTTACTCTGTCCATCTTTTTTATCTGGTACCTGTGTGCAGAAAGATAACTGCCTATCAGAGTCTGAGTGGGTTACACTCGCTAACGGTTTTCTGCCACCGGATCTCTCTCGCTAATCAAACGCTACTTTAACGAAAGTAGTAACGAGAATTTGGTGCCTTAGGCGAGACTCGAACTCGCAAAACCTGGTTTCTAAGACCAGTACGTATACCAATTCCGTCACCAAGGCAAAAATCTTTGGTAGGGGCACAGAGAATTGAACTCTGGTTAATAGGTTAAAAGCCTACTACTTTACCACTAAGTTATACCCCCATATTACCATATTAAAACACACTGCGTATCTTAGTGCCGGTACTAGTAATTACCTAGTCTATGACACCCAAATAGTTAGACCGCGAATCTAACCCAACCTGTAGTATGCTTTAATATGGTACTCCTGAACGGTTTCGATCCGTCTTTTCCGCCTTGAAAGGGCAGCGTCCTAGCCAGTAGACGACAGGAGCACAAAATTACACTTAACTTGTTAAAGAACATGTTGATTTCTCAACGTATGCATGGAGTATATCACAACCATACAATTTGTCAACAACTATTTTCATAGTGTTGCAAAAAACAACATTCGCCATTCGCAAATAGAGAATGGAGTACGTGACAGGGCTCGAACCTGCATACTGGTGGTTTGCAATCACCTCCCTCACCGTTCGGGTCACACGTACATATTTGGCGGAGAGTGTGGGAGTCGAACCCACTCGCCACTTTCGCAGCGTCGGATTAGCAATCCGGTGCCTTACCATCCAGCCCACTCTCCAATGTTTGGTGGAAGAACTGAGATTCGAACTCAGGGACCTTTTACAGTCGGCAGTTTTCAAGACTGCTGGTTTAAACCACTCACCCACTCTTCCAAAAATACCATATAGAAACACATTGTTTCTGTCTCTAAGGACTTCTGATGGACTAGGTCACAGCCTAGGACAATGTGTTTTTATATGGAACGGGTGAAAGGTATCGAACCTCTGCTCTCAGAGTCAAAGTCTGATGTGCTACCATTACACAACACCCGTAAATTACACTTAACTTGTTAAAGAACATTTGGTTGATTTCTCAACCGAAAACCGAGTATAACAGAAGTCGATGCCTCTGTCAATACATTTGTTGTATAGGAACAACAAAAAAACCTCAGAACTTTCGTTGTGAGGTTTGTGGAATCTGGTTTAGTTTTCTAGTCTGTTACCGTACTCCACAACCTCCTACATGCGCCCATGGTTGATTATCGCTACCAATAAAGGGTGTGCGATACTCACATGTTGACGATAAGGATTTGAGGAACTGGGACACTATAACTCCGAAAATTTAATCTATAAAATTATATATACAACTTATTTAGTGGATTATGAAATTTTCCATTTTATTTCTTGATATTTTTCAGGATCATCTGGATTTTTAAATTCTTCAAAAACTTCCCACAACTTTTCTTTAATTGCAAACTTTGAAACCAAACAGGTTTCTAACCCATAAGCTTCAATTTCCCAAGGATGAAACCAATAATCTAAATTTTCTGAATCTATTTCTTTCTTATGCCAGACAGTCAAAGTATCATTAGTATGACCATAAGCAAATTGTTTCACATGAACCAATTCATGAGCCATGGTTCTAAATGTTGAAGGAGCACCAAGGCCTTCTTTTATGTGAATTAAAAACTCTCTAGGTTTATTTTTTATATTATCGCCAGTAACTTCACAACTACCATGGTCTATCATCTTTTTATCAAACTTAACAACGACAAATATGTGTGGTGATAATTGTTTACTGAATAATTTTTCAGCAAAATAGTGTGCAGACCGAGTCAAAAACGGCTTAAATTCTGGATCAGGACAACCAATAATTTTTAAAAACATAACGGGCCCTTTTATTTGTATTTATTTAAGTCTTATGGTCTGACCAAACATTTACTCCACATTTTAATAAAAAAGCAATTCCAGATTCATCACGATAAGGTATTCCAAAGTAAACTTGTTTGATGCCTGCTGTGTATATCTGTTTAGCACAATGAATGCAAGGAGCGTGCGTTAAGAACATCGTGGCACCATCACCAGACTCGGAAGACTTAGCCAATTTTGCAATAGCATTTGCTTCTGCATGAATCACTTCAAGCTTAGTCACACCTTCTTCATCTTCACATTCATTTGTCCATCCAGCAGGCATTCCATTATAACCAATAGAAATGATTCTATCATCTTTCACAATAATAGCACCTACTTGTAGGCGCTTTGCGGACGATAATGCGGCAAATCTTTTTGCAACATCCATGTACGCATCAATAAATTTTTGTCTCATATTTTTAATATTAATGGTGCGACCGAGAGGATTCGAACCTCCCCCGTAGGAATTATGAGTTCCCGGCACTACCGCTATGCTACAGTCGCTTATCTGGTCCGGCGTAGAGGAATCGAACCTCTATAATGACTTTAGAAGAATCATGTCCTATCCGTTGAACGAACGCCAGGAGAATTATTTATCCCTTGTCGTAATCAATTTTATTGATAAGAGACATTTTTTGTTCTTCTGACCATGATTGCATATAATCATTGTCTTTATCAAACATTTTTATATATTCTTCTTTTGAAATTTCACGGCTACTTGTAATCACTTCATCAACATGATGTTGTGAAAATTCCTGAAAATCAGTATTTCCAACTCCGCAAACAACTTCATCTTGTGCATGTTCTTCTTCTAAAGCTTCTACAACATAACGCATACGAAACATAGAAATAGTTTCAACAATGTATAATTTTTTATCAGCCATTTTTCACTTTCTCCAAGGAGTCTTTACGAATCCGATATAATTGATGGGTTTTATTATCCGACGGGTCGAATTTAGTTACAGGTAAGAAATCAACACCGTCAATTTGTTCCATACCCCAAGACGAAAAGGTCCAGTAGAACTCTAACGGGTTCAATTTGTTACGTAGTTTGATTGGTTTTTGTTCAAGTTTTTTCATGATGTACACACTATAACACAAAGGAGGAGCTTTGTCAAGCCCCTCCCGTCAAGTTACCAGCCTCTTCCGGAATGTCGAATTTCAAATTGACGAGTCAAACGATCCACATCACATGAAGTTTGTGGTGAATGTCTCATAATATATTCTTCTAACGCGGATCCATAAGTTTGTGGCTTATTGAAATCTCCAAATATTTTTTGGAAATAAGATAAAATTGATTTCATTTTGATTACTCCTTGATGCCAATTTTCTTAATGGCGTCTTGAGTTTTCACAATGTTTTCCAACCAAATTTTCAACATACCATTTACCAATTCAGCGTCTTTGATTTCAACTTTGTCGTTCAAAGTAAATGCACGTTCAAATGCACGGTTAGCAATACCTTTGTACAGGAATTCTTCACCATCATCATCTTTTGTTGCACCTTTGACAAGAAGTTTATTTCCGTCCATGGTAATTTCAAGGTCAGTCTTAGCAAAACCAGCAACAGCCATTTCAATGACGTACTTGTTTTCTTTTACTTGCTTGATATTATATGGAGGATATCCAACGGATTTCTGTGTTTGTTCAGCTGTTTTGCGTAACAGTTCCATTGTTTCGTCAAATCCAACCGTGAAAGGTTGAAGTTTACCAAAAAGGTCATTACCAAATACATCTTTAATGTATGTCATATTTTTCTCCTAAAAGCGAGTTAATAATTTGTTACCCCGAAGGCGCAACGATAATCCTGCTTACTTAATACAGGGCCAACTAACGGGTGGCAGTGCAATTGCCCGGACGCCTTTTACCGTAGCATCAAACGGCCCTAAGGTGGGTTTGAAGAACGGGTCCGCATGGGCACCCGCCGTGTTATTAGTATTTATATCTTTTTCTTAGAACCAATGTTATATTTTGGTATTAATTGCCAATCATTTTTATCTTTATGTGATAAAATTTTAATTTGTGAAATGTAAATTGGTTCAGGTTGTTGGACTTGAGATTCATTTACAATCTTAATTAATCCCCAATCTTCCAAAAGTATTGCAATTGCATTTCTACGAGCTAAATCGTTTTCTGATAAGTCTGTTGGTTTACCGTCTAATGCAAATAATTCTTTAAAATGTACAATGTAATATTTGCCTTGTTTGTGCAATATGTGGCAAGATTGGAATAATGTTTGGTCCTTCTTAGAAGCGACACCTATTCTAGTTAATGTCTCACGTACTTTTAGAAAATCGTCTGGTTGTGTTAAAGTTACTTCAACTAAGTCCTGTATTCCTATCATTATTAATTCCGCCTTTATTTGTTTTTGCTCTTATTTCAGCGAGTTGTTCTTCATTAAGGATACGGAGGGCTTCTTTGGCTTTTTCATTTGAATAACCAAAATGTATCTTCACGCATTCTAAATCTTTTAGGACCTCTGATTTTTGCCACGGTTGAAATTTCCGTTTCATTGGTCTAATAGTATTTAGAAAATAGTGATATTGCATATCTTTATCAAGTTCTGGATAATTATTCATTTCACTGGCATACAGTACACAATCCATGTGATAAGATAAAGAACGATTAATCAAGAAGGGTTTATAATCGTCATAGTACTGACCTTCAAACACATTCTTCTTAGTCTGGAGAATGGAAGGAATAATCTCTTTGAATAAATCTGGCATATTAAAAATTCGAAACTGTATATTGCATCAAGACTTTTATTTCTTCATCTGACATCTTTTGGATTGGAATCAAAGCTTCTTGTCCACGGGGAACTAAAATCATATTACGACCATCTTTAGTGGTATAAGATGTTGTTTTAAAGTTTTTTGGATCTGCTCTAAAGATCCATCCTGCCCACTTATCTTCATTCCTTGGTGGAGGAACAGAAACAAAATAAAGAACGTCCACACCCCGACACTTATTAAGTTGTTTGGGTAAAAATGTGAAAGCATTCTTCATAACAAAAGGAACTTGTGTCTTAACTTCAACTTTATATCCATTGACAAGCATATCTTTTTCACGGTCATACTTGTCTACAGAATGTTCAATATTCAGATTTGAACCAAGAGAATTCAACATGTTGGTAACAATCTTTTCACCAGCAAGTCCGAGTTCATTCATCTTTTCTTCTTGTGTCATCCACTTCATACCAATTCTCCATCATTATTTAAAAGAACAGTCCACCATAATTTCTGTCAGACAAGCAATCATATTGATTTCGTGGTCAGCAACAAAGGCAGACTGATATTGATATTTTGCAAGATGTAGAACCAACTGTGGAACAGAATTTGGTTGCAACAATTCATAGAGACTATCATAAATCTTACGATAAATTTTAGTCGCATCATTATCAATATTCTGTGTAACCCACTTACGTGCAGCTGCAAAGTCTTTTTCTTTCAATGCTTTAATTAGTCCAGTAATCTGAACATCAGCAACAGAACCAAGAATTCCCTTATCAATAACACCTGAAACAGAAAAACGTTGAAGTTCATTTAGAATCCTACGATTATCAGGAAAGTGTTTGGTGATTAATGCAGCGACAACTTCTTTGTCATACTTAATGTTTTCTAATGTAAGGATGTTCTCCACACGTTTGAAAAACTTAGATGCCATAGTAGCTTTAGAACCATTCAGTTTAAAGTCGATACAAGTACAACGAGAATGAATTGGATCGATGATCCTGTTCTTGAAGTTACAAGTAAAGATGAACGAACAGTTAGATGCAAATTCTTCAATGGATGCACGTAGAATCGCTTGTGCGTTTGGTGTTAGATAATCTGCCTCATCAAGAATGATTACTTTACGGCCACCCATGAGTGAAACAGACGAAGCATAATTCTTAATCTTAACGCGGATAGTGTCAACACCATTTTCATCAGAACCATTGATTACGATATAATCACAACCAACTTCCAAACATAATGCTCTTGCAACAGTAGTTTTACCGACACCTGCGGTGCCAGACAACAAGAGATTGGGAATCTCTTTATGGTTGACGAATTCCTGAAATGTTGCCTTCAGTGAATCCGGAAGAATACAATCTTCAATAGTTTTTGGGCGATACTTCTCAACCCACAACATGTGATCGGACATTCACAAACTCCATAATATAAAAAAATATAGTATAACACAAAACTTTGTTCGTGTCAACTAAAAAAATCAAGCGTCAATCCACATCCAACCAAGACATAGAAACATCATCTTACGATGTAACCATATTGGTTTTTTACTGAATGCGATACGAAGACCGTATTGACCACCAATTTGGTAATAACCCACACAAGGCGGACTGCTAATAACTGTGTATAAATTAGAATCTACCAAGTATGGTGATGAATTTTTCATTTTGCGTCTTTGATGCCTTCAATCAAGGCTTCAACTTCTTTGAATTCGGCAAAGTCAGAAGAAAGAGATTGTTTGAATTCGTAGTTGGCAATTTTACGAACAATCTTCTTAGGAAGTTTTAATTCATCGTTTGCCATTTCTAAAATATCTGCAATTGATTCATTGTTTGATTTTGTACGATTCATGCAAAGAACGATTTCATCAACATAACCCCTAAGGGCTTTTAGTTGTTTTTCGTCAAATGTGCCAAAAAGTGTATGTACTGCATTAGTCATTTTACATTTCCGCCTGCAATTTACCAACAACTTCTAATAGAGGTTCTTGTGTTGCTACATTACCATTCAACAAATTAATCATTGTTAGTTGGATTCCTTCAGGATTTTTACCTTCAAATACAACAGATACTTGTTTTGGATTTACAAAGATTGTGCCGTCTGTTTCAGCGTCTAAAAATGGAATCAACATCACATTATACTTTCATTTTTTTCGAATGCTACCCAATATTGAATATCATCTTTTGTGTTTTTAAAATGTGCAAAACCTTTGAAAGAAATTTGCACGGCATATTCACCAGGAACCATCTTAATGTTTTCTGTTTTGAAAACAATCTTATATGATTTGCCATTACCTTCACCAACATTAATTGAATTGGTGTGTTGTGCATCATCTTTAGCATCATAAGATACCAATTCGATAGAATTACCATCAGATTGTACTGCAATGTTTGGAGAAGATAACACAGAAGATGCCTTCATAATGTCAGCATAATCTTCAGTGGTTAAAGTAAATGAACAATCAACATCATCCAATTTGATTTCTTTATTTGGTGGTGTGATAATCATTTCTTTAGCAGCTTTGCGAAATTTAGTCTTACTGCGACCAGAACTAAAAATAACATTTGCAGAATCAAATTCCAACTCTGTTGCACCCTTGAATAAGGAATACACAGACAAAAACTGATTCAAATCATATACACAAAAACTTTCAGGGAAATCATCTTTAAGTGTTGCTTGAGCAAGTACAGATTTACCTGCTGAGATTGTGGTAAGTTTATTACCTTGTTTAAATTCAATACCCTGATTGATTGCTGAAAAGTTTTTCAACACATTTAGGGTTTCATTAGATAGTTTCATCATTTTTCTCCATTACAAAATTTTCATTAGAATACATTATATCATGTTCGTAAAGGAACATCAAGCAGCACATAGCATGAGCCAAGTGATGAATACCAGATTCGGTATCCATAACTTCACCTTTTTTCCATGCCCAAACATGTCTTTCTAATGCATCAAAGTACCTGCGTTTAGAATCAGGTACTTTTTTCCAGTTATCACGTTCATATTTCTGAGCACCAAAAGTTAAAACTCTAACAGTTTCTTCTAGTGCTAGAGGCGGAAGTAAACCGTACTCTAATTTATTAGAATCATATTTACGACCAGCTTCTATCATTTCAGGCATTACATTTCTCCAACATAATTTGCAACAGCAGGCATATCTCCATGGAAGTGATAAGTTCCAATGTGTGCTGTACGCATCCAAGGACATAACCAAATTGAACCACCCATGTTTCTCCACCATTGACAGAACATGTAATCTTCTGATAGATAACGCTCAGACTCTTTATCAATTACAGTATCAAAGTAAGCATGGATGTAACGAGTGCCGTCAAAGTTTGCTTGACCTACATGGTCAGGTTTATATTTAAGTTCAGGATACTGTGCAGCAAACTTAGGAAAAACTTCACGTTTGACCATCATGAAACCAGTTCCAATTTCCAAAACTTCTAGTGGTTGTGTTACAGAAAATTGTGCAGTTCCTTTAACAGGATTAAACACAAAGTCACCTGCAACTTTTTCTAAGATGTTAGCTTCAATAGAGGGATTCTTTTCAAGAGCTTTCTTGACAGCTTTCCACTTGATTGCTTTTTTCGGATAAGGACCGCCAATAACTTCTTTGTCAAGTGCCAACATGGCAACAACATCTTGCGGATTAAAGTTAATATCCGAATCAATAAACAAAAGATGTGTACATTCGGAACGATACAAAAATTCATCGACCAAATAATTTCTTGCTCGTGTGATTAACGATTCATTGAACAAGAAAGAAAACTTTACTTGGATTCCGTATTGCATACAAAGGCCTTGTAAGTCCAAACATGCTTTCATGTACAATCCATGATTCATGCCACCATACATTGGTGTTGCAACAAATATGCTGTACTTCTGAAGCTCTTCTTTTTTAATACTTATTTCCATGTAAACTCCATAAAATAGGGAAAGCCACCCCTAAGAGTGGCTTAGGGATTGCTTGATTAAGCAGTTAGTGAGTAACCAGCGCTCAATGCGGCTTGAACCAAAGCTTTGGTTGGTGTACCAAGACGGTAGAAAGAAATTTTACGACCATCTTCCAAATACTTGGTGTTGGTGTAAATAACATTACCTTCTTGACGCAATTCGTCAATACGTGCAGCAACATTGCTGATACCAAAACGTGCTTGCGCTTGCTTGGTTGTGAATGTGTTGTAGCCACTAGATTTTTTCAAAGTGTTCAACATACGTTGTTTTGCGGATAGCTTTTGCATAATATAACTCCTAATAATTTAAAAAACCTCACATTGCGTGAGAATCAACATCATACTATTATATATGATGTTTGTCAAGCACATTTGTGGTATACTTAACTCATCTGCCAACTTGTGGCAAATATTTGGCCTTGGTTTCTTCCCAAGACAAATATATCAAATCGTCATAAAAAAGATTTTCATACGACACTTTATTTTGTTTCTGTAATTGCCTAATTCTGCCTTTGGCATACTTTGTTTTCCATATGTTAGACAAAGTTTCTTCACTTGTGTCAAAAGACTTTATCAACTCAGGGTCACCAATTTCTTTACGCAAAAATTCATTTGTGTTATTGTACAACGGAGAAAAATAAATTCCACGTTGATGTTCGGTACGAATCAATTCTTTTGGAATACCAAGCTTAGAATATGCGTAATTTAGTGACCTATTTTTATGGTCACGTTTTAGTGGAAGTCCTTGTGGATTTTTTGCTTCCCACCATTCAAAGTATTTTCTTGGTTCGTTTTCTTTGATCCACTTAAATACCATATTGCGAGTAGAACGAGAAGGTTCAAACGCAACTGATCCAGAAGAAAATCCCATTTTTTGCCAATGTTCCAAACCATCATACTGAGAAAGTCCGTTGAGCTTGGTTTTTCCATACAATGACGTTGTAGTAACCCCAACAAGAGTGTCTCCATATCTTTCTTTCCAATCTTTCTGTACTGTATCTGCCAAACAAAGAAGTGCCAGCAATTTACCACCCATGTAACTATAACCAAGAGGTTGCAAAGGAACAATGGTAGAACCAATTGCAGTATGGTTAATCATACTTTGTTGTGTCTTAACATCCCTAGACCATCCAATTGCAGTATCTCTTGGTGTAAGGTCAAGAAAGTCAGACGAGATGCAGATAACACCAAGATACTTTCCTGTCACACCATCTTTGACTGTATAAAATAGGTTACGTCCAATGTTTGAATTGTTCTTCATTGTGGACGAAAAAGTACGAACGGCATTCCAAGTTTCTGCTAAGTCTCCATTGGATAGTTCTAATACTGGTTGTAGTTTTTCATAGTCATCAGGACCAGTTGGCATCCAAAAGTTTTTCTTAACATTATGGATAAGAATTCTTTGTTCGTCATTGACCATTTCGGGAGTTTCACCCAACATCATAGACAGGCCATTAGACTCATGTACAGGATAACGTTCTTTAACTTCACACCATTTCTGATACAAAGTATATTCTTTTACATCCATTTTCGATGCATAGGACAAGTCTTCAATCAAAATCTTTTTTAGATTATCAACGTCGATGTGTTCATGTGTTGGGTTTTTTTCTAACCAATCTGCCCATTGTTTTTCTACAGGATCAATTTGCGGTTTTGCCATTTTTCATTGCGTTCATATATTTGGTGTGATTCTTAACAAAAGTTTTCATTGTTTTCTGGCGTTTGTCTAATCCAAACTTTAGTGCCAACGGTTTTACACGTTCAGTATACACTATTCCATTCATGTGGTCAAGCTCATGGAGAAAACATCTTGCAGATATGCCATCGAATCTTGTGGTATGTTTGGCACCAACAAAATCTTGGTATTCTACCACAATTTCTTTTGATCTGGTAATTCTAAGACCTAACAGTGGAAAGGATAAACAAGCTTCTACAATATGAGATTCTCCAATGGATTCTACAACCTTTGGATTAAAAAATGCCACATAATCATCACCTGTGCCCATAACAAAAACACGATATGGATAACCACATTGATTTGCAGATAGGCCGTAACCATTGTGATGTTTACAAGTTTCTACCAATTTAGAAGCAAATTCATTAGGGTTAACTGGAGGTTTTGTAAAATCAAATTCTGGCATCACTTGTTTAAGTATTGGAGAATTTTCAGGAACTAAATCAAAAACGGAAGGTTCTTGTTGTATTACTTTTGGTTTTATTAATTCTTCTGTATTATAATTAAATATTTCACTCATTTTACCACCTGTGAGAAGTTATTCTTTTTCTCGAATTTAACGATAGACCTAAACTTATCAAAGAGTTGGTCGCCTTTGTGACTGATAACAAATATGTTTGTATCTTGTCCCATTTCTTGTATCAATTTTAAAAACTCATCTGTACCTACAGTATCTAGGCTAGAATCAAACACTTCATCTAGTATTAAAAGATTTGTATTGGTTGAATTCTTTAACTTTGCTATTTGTCGCCAAGTGAATAACAAAGCCAAATCTATACGCATCTTTTCACCTTCAGAAAAGTTTGAGTAACTAAATTCATCACGATGCCTAGACTTGATTGTTTCTTCAAAATTTTCATTTAGATTAAAGTTAACAAAGAAGTCCATAGCTTTCAAATACTTGTTCACAAACTTGTTTATAATTGGCAAATATTGTTTAATGATTTTGGTTTTGATACCATTGTCTTTCAACAAAGAAGCGGCGTACTCATGGTAATGTTTATCAATCGACAAATCTTCTTGTTCTTTGTTTAATTTTGCCAACTCTAATCCTAGTTGCTTTAATTTTTCATCTTCATTTGTTAGATTGTCTTTTCGTTTACTCAACTCCAAAATTTCTTTATTCAACTTAACGATATAACGATTAATTGCTATAATTGTGGAATTGTGTTTAACAATTTCATTTTGATGTTCATTAATATGTTTGTTAATACTTGCAATCTGATTAGTCCTTGTTGTGAGTTTGAACATTTCATCTGTAATAGTTTTCAGAGCATCTTCTATTTCTGTTTTCTTTTTTTGTTTTTCTTCTACTTGTGAAGTCTTCCAATCGGCCGTAATAACCTGTTTACAAGTAGGACAATCATCATTGTGTTCATAAAATTGAATGTCTTTTTCCACTTTTAAATAAGTAGATGCCATTTTAGCTTCAAGCTGTACAAACTTCTTGTTTCTTTTTTCTACATCTGATTTATCAATAATTTTATCAGATAGTTTACTAATATGTCTAGAAATAAGTTCAATGTCTTTGTTCAATTTAAACATTGTTTGTTCATTTTCAACAATTTCTTGTTGTTTTTTTGCAACTTCTTCTTCGTTGTTTTTCTTATGTTCTTCAATGTTTTGTTCTTGTAACTTTATCTTTTCTGTAGTCAACTCAATTGCATACTTTGTTTTTGTTGTGGATTCTTTTATACCGGCCATTCGGTCCTTGATAATACCATTCATTGATGTAAAAATTTGTATATCAAGCAGCTCTTCTATGATTGTCCTGCGGTCAGCTGGAGACAATTGCATGAAAGGAACAAATGATGCAGACCCAAGAATAACAATTTGAGTAAAAGATTTATAGTTAAACTTTAGAATTGATTTTTCTAAAAATTCTTGATAGTCTCTTGACTTGGCATCTTGATTCAATAAAACTGAATTACAATATATTTCGAATGTATTTGGTTTAATACCACGAACAATCTTGTATGATTTTTTACCAATAGTAAATTCAACTTCTACTACAGCATCCGTATTGTTAATTGAGTTTACAAGATTTGGTTTGTTAATTTTACGAAAAGGCTTACCGAACAAACCAAAACATAAGGCATCCAAAATAGTACTTTTACCTGCACCATTATTGCCGATGATTAAAGTATTTGGAGATTTATCAAGTTTGATTTCGGTAAAGCTATTGCCTGTGGACAATAAGTTCTTCCATCTGATGGTCTGAAAAGTAATCATGTTTGCTCTAGATTCAATGCCTCAACATAAAGTTCTTTTAACATATTTTTTAATTTATTGTTATCAATACCAGAATTCTCCAGTGCATCAACATACTTATTAATGATGGTCACTGTGTCTTCCGCTTCATCGATGTTATCATTTTCCACGCCTTCTGTCAAGTCTAATGCATCTTCTACAATGGTAATATCGAGTGGATTTACCATATACAACTTGTTCATAAGTTGGTCAAACAAGTACGGATTCGTTTTGTTAACAGCAACAACTTTCACATATGTGCTGGTATACTTACTTACGTCTTTTGTCATAATGTCTTGGATTGATTGTGTTTTATCATCATAGACAATTTTGTGGAACATTATGTTAGGATTTTTATAGAAATCAAGTTCTTTACTTTCAAAATCAAAGATGTGAAAACCTCTTTCATCATTATAATCTTGCCAAGTAAGTTCGTACGGATTTCCAAGATAATATATGTCGTTAGCATTAGATTTATGGTGATAATGACCACTAAAAGTATGTGTAAACTTTCGGAATAATTCACGATTTAATCCTTCTTCAGATGGCATGCCACGATGCATGGCAAATCCTGCAATTTCAAAATGACCCATGCATATACTTGCATCAGTTTCTTTTAACATATCCATAGAATCACCATAATTCTCTGGACAAATCCAAGGCATCATACAAATCTTATGTGGACCAACATAAATTTCAGAAGGTGAATCAATCACATTGATGTTGCCATATTCTTTCAATAACAAATCTACAGAGTTAACATCATTGGTATTTTTAAAGTATGTGTCATGATTGCCTGCTAACATGTGTACTTCAATACCTCTTTCTACAAGAGGATCAAAGAACATTTCTTTTGTTCTTTTTAGGGAGTAAAAGTTGATATACTTTCTGCGGTCAAAAGTATCTCCAAGAATGAGTACAGTTCGTATGCCACAAACATCAATAGTAGGAAAGAAAGTATCTTTATAAAATTTTTCATAGTAGTCCAAAAAATGAATGGAGTCATTCCTTGCTCCATAGTGCTGATCCGTTATTATCGCTGCCTTCATATTCACACATCACCCTATCTGTAAGTCTTACAACTCTTTTACGGTATTCAAAACCAAGTAAACTAGCTTTGTTGCCCTCTGCATAAGGAGGATTCTTTCCTCTACTTGTATATTGTGCAGCCGTCAAATCAATAATCTTGTTCTCTTTATCTATTGCCCACCAGTGCCATATACCTTCTTGGTCTAAAGCCCTATAAGCGTGCATTGCTTTATGACCAAAAACTTTATATAAACAACCAGTAGCATTATGGCAATGTCCAAATAATGGATTGGTTGAATTCTTACCCCACCATTTCCTAGGTAACAGGTCATAGGTTAGGTTTTTAAGTATTAATCCAGAAATTATGGCAAGGTTATGCTCATTGTAATCTAAAAGATTCATTTTGTCAATTCTTTTTTTCAATTATACCAAATTTCTATAGTTCTTCTTCAAAATTAACAAATTCATTTTCCAATAAGTTTATTTCCAATTCGCCTGGTCCTTCTAAGAAAGCTTCGATTCCCTTTGGCTTCTTGGCAAGTTTCTTGTCTGCTTTCTTTTTGGATTGACTTATCTCATATGTCTCAATAAATTCGGCAATGTTATCATAAAGTTCAAACTGTTTTGATGATCCTGTGTCACCATCAACCATTTCGTGGTCATCTAGAATGCCCATCTGTGCAGTAGATTTATACTTGATATACAGTTGTTTCTTCTCTTTTTGGATACGTCTTAGAAACGCAAAGTAAATTATCTGCGTGAAGTATGCAAATGGATTCGAAGATTTAGATGGATCAAAATTCTCAAAGTACATGAGGCAGTTTTCAATACCATCGGAAATCATTTCATCTCTGTAGGAATAACTGATGAAGTTAGGCTTGTGTGACAATCCTTCGGCAATTTTCATCCAGCATTCACCAATATAGTTTGGTATTGGTTCTTTTGGATTAGTTTTCTTTCTCTCTTTATATGCCAATAATTCTTGGAGAAAGGTTGCGTTGTTAATGTAATGTTTAGAGCTCATGTAAGTATACCAAAATAAGTGTTGACAAAAGGGCTTGACTAATGTTAGTCTCCCGGTGTTGACCATTGAAATTAATGAATTACCTTTTCTTCTGGATCCAAATCAATAAAGGCTTTTAACATTATGTCTTTTAAATTTTCAGACATAGGTCTTTCTTCTTTTTCCATTTCATAGTATTGGTTCACAGAGTTTTCATAATATTCGCAGAATTCTTCTTTTGGACTAAGAAAAAACAATATGTCTTTTTTTGACAAAATCATTTCATTTTTTTCTATAAATGCTTGAGGCAAGAAAAAAGCCAAAGTTATATGTGATGCAATTCCTCTATTTTGAATAGAGAATGCCATAGGATTAGTAAATAGAAATTCGCCTTCCATGATTTCTTCTATTTCTGACACAACATCGCTGCCTTCAACTAGTCTGGCTATTCTAATCATTTTTTCAATCCTATTTTATAGGTCTTAAAAGGAAACTTTTCATCTGTATATATTTTCACTCTTTCAACAAAGTGTTTTAATGTAAAATTCATATGTTTCTTATAACGTAAATCATCTGCAATATCATATAGTGTGGCTACTTCTTTACCTTCAGATTGCCGAAGCCCTCTTCCAATTGATTGCAAATTGCGAATCCTTGACTTTGAAGGAGATGCAAATATAATGTTATGTAAATTCCTAATGTTAATTCCGGTACTAAAAGTGCCAAAAGAAGCAACAACGATAGCATCATTTTCTGTCTCCATAATTTTACGAATACTTTCTCTGTCTTCCGTTTCCGTTTTACCTGAAATGAAAAAGACTTTTCGATCACCAATTTTCTCGGTGTTCTTAATCATATCATAGAGGATTTGTCCATGTTTGGCAACCATTTGATATAATATAAGTGTATTATTACCTAAACTAACCGCAAGATTCTTAATGAATTTATTCCGCTGTTCGTTTGCAATTAGATATTGTATTTCAGCCTGGTAGTCTTTGTCCTTCATTTCTAGGCAAATCTCATCTGGATGTTTCAAAATTAAACATTTTATTTCAAATTTAGATAATTCATTCTTGTCTATTAATTCTTTTGTCGTTATAACACGCTTGGTTGAACCGAAAAGTCCTTCTAGTACTAACTTGTGTGTTTTGGTGCCGTCAAGTGTTCCAGTTAGTCCTACACGATATTGGGCGTTAATACATGATGTTAGTATCGATGTAAGTGATTGAGCTTTGAATAAATGCGCTTCATCACCAATAACATAATCAAATTGTTCAAAATAACTTGCAGGCATTTGATATAATGATTGCCATGTAGAGATATACAGTTTTGCGGATTCTGAGTTTTTATCTTTGCCCTGATATATTCTATGTACTGTTTGAGTAACATCAAAATCATTTTCACTGGAATAATCTGCAAAGTCTGAATATAACTGTTCAACTAAAGATGTTGTTGGAACAATAATCAACCCTTTGAAGTTTTTATAATCCAGTAACTGTCTAACTAACAAGTATATAATCAATGATTTACCTGATGCTGTTGGAGATAATAATAATGTCCTACGCTTCTGCATTGCATGGCATAATGCATCCACCTGATGATCCCGTATTTCAATCTTTTTACCACGAGAATGCAGGTTTAAATTAGATGCAAATTTTTTGGCATGATATACAGAAAATTCATTTTCAATACCCAAGTATGCCGCATTCTCATGATAGCCAATTGTGTAATCTCTAGACTCACAAAATTCTTCTAAGTAATTTAATAAGCCAATGTACAACTGGCCATTTCTTAAATCAAAAAGTCTAATCTTTCCATCCCATATTCTGTTACGAAACGCAGGAACGAACTGGTGTCCTGGAACAAAGAATGTAAAAAATTCAGAAATCTCTTGTGCAATGTGCTTCTCACATTTTATCCTCATGTAAACTTCATTTACTTTGGATAAAAATACATGGTTATTGTCCTCCAATGAATCTCTCCCATGCAATATACTCTCTTAGTTGCCAAGTTCTTTGTTTGAGTTCACCCATAATAGATTCAACAACAGATACCACTTCTTCATGGTAAATTTTCTTTTCCAATAACTTGATTAGGTCATTGTCAGATTCTAGATAAGTCGGCATATCAGATTTGAGTGTATAACCAAACTGTTGCCATCCGTACTTTTCCAATTCATCTTTGTCCATTTTACCAGAATAGTATTCGTATTTAATCTTACGCATACGCATGTAATCAAAATGAACCCTCTTTGAGGCAATTTTGTGCTTAGTAAGTAAAGACAAATACTTGTTGTGTAGTTTTGGAATCTTTAAAAGTTCTTTGCCTGGTTCTGTTTGGTCTATGTCAGAATCGGCTGTCCAGTATTCTAAAATTTGTTCAAGGTTTTCCATAATATAAAAAGTTAAAGTTAAGCAGGTGTTATTTCAAAAAACTCATATTGAAATGTTGCAGTTGCAGTTACAATCGTATCAGCACTTAATTGTGTATCAAATTTGATGTCTGAAATAGAAATAGGAAACATTCTTTGAAAGTTTACTCTCAATAACGGATTATTTAGGGCAGACATAATCGTTAAAGACGAATCGGAATAATAACTATATTCTGTTGAATTTGCATTTTGTTTACTGTTTAGTGATTGTCTCTCATTCATACTTTTTGGAGAACCAATTGCCAACAACCATTTATACAGTTCATTCCAAGATTTTAATTCTTCATCTACCATAAAAGTTATATCAAATTCATTGTAAGACAATTTATTCCCTGCAATAGGTACATCACGTAAGGGCGTTGCAAACTCTGTTGCACCAAGTGTTACTCCTGGTAAATTAGCTTCTTGACAAAAAAACTGAACCGTTGGCAAACGATTGAATGCCAAGATAAACTTGGAAGGTTGCAGTAAGTTTGTATTACTAGGAGTTCTTAATAATGCAGTCATTATTTTTCTTGTTTTGGTTTAGTTGATTTGCGTTTTTTCTTTTCAGGCCTTGCAGGTTCAGCAACAATATGCTTAGAATCTTCTGCTGTAATTACCATAGTATGAATAATAGGATTTGAAACTTCAGGTAAAACTTTTGGTTCTTCTACAATAGGTGCAACCTCTGGAGTTTTTTTTGTAAAAAAAGATTTGATAAACTTAAACATTCGACATCCTTAAAAAATAACATACAACTATTTAGGCGCCAAAAAAAAGGGACTCGAAAGTCCCTTTTTAAGTGCCTCTCTTAATGGAGGCTTTAAGTCCTAATTACATTAGGTTCTTAACTGCGAACAAACGGTAGTACACGTTTGACTGAGAGTTCAAACGGCCGTTACCAGCAGTTAGACCTTCAGCAAATGGGTTTGCAACCATGCCGTAACGAGTCTTGAAACCAATCTTTGGTTGGAATGTGAACTGGTCAACTGCACGAACCATTTGTAGAGGAACGTATGGGCAGTAGAATAGACCAGCGTCATAAGGAGAAGAACCCTTATAACCGATTGTCACCAACTCTTGGTTAGATGTGTAACCACCATAGTATGGATCGATGTACACTTTGATACGACCGTGTAACAAACCTGCGAAGGTATTACCAGTGTCATCAACTTGCAAATCAGCCTGTAGAGCAGGTGTGTAAGAAAGAACGCCAGCCATTGCCATTGCAGAAGCAACATCTGAAGAAACGATCATTACGTTACCTTTACCGCGACGAGTTTGTTTTGCAATTACGTTTGCATCACGCTCAACTTGGAAAATCAAACCTTTGAAACGTTCTACAGACCAACGGCCGTTAGAGTCTGTATCTAAGTCAAAGTAACCTGCGGTTGTTGTACCGTACTGAGCACCAATTTTTGCTACGTTGTAGATTGTACGGATAACTTCACGGTTGATTTCAGCAAGAATCTCAGTAGAAAGAATGTTGCTCAATTCTGTTTCAGCATCCAAACCGTGGATAGCTTTCAAGTCTTGTGCAAGTTCTAGTGAGTATTCAGCTTTCAACGCACGGCTTTGAGCAGTAACAGTAACTTTCTCAATAGAGAATGCCATTTGTTGGAATGCTGCACCTGCTTCTGAACCTAACAATTCAGCGTTCGCTGTTGGGATTGCAATACCTGTAGTAGTATTAGAACCAGCAAGAACGTTGTTTTGGAAAGTAGTTGCAGTATCTGTGGTTGTGTTGCCTGTGAAACCGTATGGGTTTTGTGCAGAGCTGCTGCCAGAGAATACAGTGTTAGCTTCGTTGTAGAATGCTTCTGCATTGCCTGAACCTTGAGCATTGTAACGAGCGCGCATTGCGAAAATCAAACCTGTAGGACCAGTCATTGGTTGAACACCAGCAACGTCATAAGCAATTAGATTAGGCAATGAACGACGAACCAAGCTGATTAAGATTGGGTCAAAGTTAGAGATACCACCAGCAACGTTTGTAGGACCAGAGTCAGACAAAGTTTCGTTCAAAGCCTGACGGTCTTGACGCATTGCTTGGTGTTGGTTTTCCAAAACAAGAGCAGTAACTGCTTTCTTGTATGGGTCGGTAATGGACGTTAGTTCTGAATGTTCTAGAACTGGAGCCCATTTCTTTTGTAGTTCTTCTGTCATATACATGAGGGTTTTCTCCTTAGTGTGAAATTGATTTTTTATTTATTACTTTAGTGATTTTGAAATGCCTTGGACATATTGGTCAATCATTGGATCAGAAGAGCGCGGTGTCTTCTTTTCTTCTTCAATCAACACTTCATCTAAAGCTGAATCTTCAGCAACAACAACTGACTCTTTGAAATATGAAGATTTCAAAGTTTCCAATTTAATTGCAAATTCATCTTCCGTAGTAAATTCCACACCCTCTGCGAGTGATTTTAATTTTTCTACTTGGGTTTGTGTTAAGCCATCGCACGCTTCATAAACGGCTTCGACTTTCTTTTGTTCGTTTAACTGTTTAGTTAACTCGATACCTTTTGTGATTTGTTCATTAAGAGCATCTTCAAGTTCTGAAACTTTTTGTGCCATTTCTGAAACAACATCAACTTTATCTTCTGGAATATCAATATAGTGTTCGATGAATAGATTCTTTAGACCACCAATGAAGTCTTCTGCAATTTCTGCACGTAGACCTGTATCAACAGCCAATTCGTTTTGTTCCATCCACTCATTAACCATATAGTTTAGATATTCATCAACTTTACCTGCTAGGTCTTCTTTGATTTCTTCAACAGCAGATTCGAATTGTTCAACTAGTTGTTGTTCAACTTGTTCAGCAATAACTTCAATGCGAGACATAACTGCTGCTTCAAAGATTGTGGTTGCTTTTTGTTTGAATTCTTCTGAAAGATTTTCGCCTTCTAGCAATGCATTAACGTCATCAGACATATCCAAATCTTCTGAATAAGATTGGAATGTTGCGCCTGGATTTGCTTGCATAGTTTGTTTTGCTTTTGGTGATGCAACACGGTCACGGATTGAATCGTATTGGTCAGCAGTAGATTGTGCTGGTGCCATAACATCTTTACGACCCATTGTTTCTTGCGGTTGATTTTTTGGTTTAGCAGCACCAACACCATCTTTTTGAGCACCAACTGGAGGTGTTGCACCTGGAGGTGTAGCTGATGGTGTACCTTTTAAGTAATCTGGTAAATCATCATTCATTTCTTCTGGTGAATGTCCAACAATACCTGCATCATGTGAGCCATATGCTGTAGATGCTGAAAGTCTATTAGTACCAACTGCGCCGTTTTTATGAGCGTCTTGTCCTTGTGCGCCACGTTTTGCTGCAATATTTGAATCGAAAGTTTCTTTAGCACCTTCTAGAATAGCAGTAGCGGCTTCTGACAGTTTAAATCTGGTTGTCATTTAAAAATCTCCTTGATTTAGATTATTTATTTATAGTTTAAAGTTTTTTCATGAAGTTTTCAAATATGCGAAGACTTACTGCTTCGATATCCGCTTGTGAAGCTTTTGTGATTTCTCTAATTGCTTCGGCGTGATCTACTTCAGTCCATACACCATTTACCAACATCCATTCTTTTCCTTCCATTATGCCTTGAACAAAAGCTCCAGGCGCAGAAGGGTCTGCTACAATATCCGCCGCTGTGGCCAGATAAAAATCGTTCTGAACAACATTAACACCGTTAACATTCTTCAATGAACCCATGCCTCTTGATGAAACACCTAATGATGCACCGCCTTCAATAAGTTGACGAGCGATGTTACCCATAGGAGTTTCTAAAATCTTTGCTTTACCAATCCATTGAGTGCCGTCTTCACGTAAACCCACAATCATGTGAGATACACGGTCTAAATTGATTGTTGGTGAATCTGGATGTCCAAGTTCACCAAAAGCACGATTCTTGTTAATATATTCTGTAGTATAACGATGAACTTCTTTTTTCATCGTATTGTATTCATACAAGCGGCCATTCTTGTTTTTCTTTTCAGAAACAAGAAATGGTCCTTCAATGTATAGTTCTTTTTTACCGTCGGCACCTTCAGTAATATAATTGACAGTTTCTTGAATTTCTTTAATTAACTTCATTTTATGCTCCGTTAGGACCTGGTGTTAAACCGTATGGTTTATAGTTGAATGCTGCAGGATCAGCAAATTGTCCACGAGAATAATATTCATTGTGTTTGCGTAATTCCATAATGATTGTGTAGGAATTGTTTGCTACCATTCCTCTAGTTGCAATTCCAATATCACCTTTTGCGCCAGAAGTTCCAATAGTTGGATTTGGAATTGTTATCCAATTACCATTTCCATCATATTCAGCAACACCACTTAACATCATAAGTGTTTGTGGAGTTGCTGCGTTCCAATACAATTCAACGTCAGCTGAATTTGAATTTGTACAATCAAACCACATACGATGAACAGATAAACCATAATAGGGCAAAGCAGTATTAGCTACTCCACTTGGTTGAGTATTTGCTACTGGATAACCATTAGTTGCTAATGCTCCGGAAAAAGAATTTGCTTGTATTCTTACAGCATTAGCTTCTTGGCCTGTACCATCAAACTTGCCTGTTATTTTAATGACCACATGTTGTGTATCATCTTTTAAAACTTGATATGAGTATGCATTTGCCATATTTTATTCCAATTTTAGTATCTGTCACCGCTTGTATGTACGCGGCCAGTTTTTGTTTCTGTTGTTTTTCCACCTGAACTGGATTTTCTTCCAAAATGAGAACCTAAAGCAGAAGGACCTTTAGATTGATTTGGTCTTTCTTCTTTCTTTTCAGCTTTCTCACCTTTTTCTTCATCAGATTCTTCTGTTTTCATTTTCTTTTTGATTTCTTTATCAATCATTTTCTTATCTTCAGCTGCATCAGAATGTTCTTTTTCTTCTTGGCGAATCAAACTACCAGCAATTTCTTGTTTCTTTGCTTCAATAGCAGCAGTTACCTTATCATGGATAGTAGCGTAAAGTTGGCTACGGAATTCTACGCCATTATCATCCATTGCGTAGTCGATTAGATTTCTTGTTGCGTCCATTTTATTCTCCTAAAACTTTTTTTACTATTTCTAATGTAGGTTTAAAATCTTCTTTTTGAGGATTTTTTTCCTTTGCCTGATTAACTTTTTTATCCAAATCTGCTTGGTGAGCATTCTTCTCCATATCTAGTTGTCCTAACATTTGTTGTGATGCAACATCTGTTGTTACTGCTACTGGTAAACCAAATCCAGCATCTTTTTCTTCTTCCATTTCTTTCTGCATAACACCAATTTCATCATCATTTAAACGCAATACATTACGTTGAATCCATGCTTGCGAGAAATAACGACCAGTATATGGATCAACCTCACCCAACAAAGACAATCTTTCTTTCATCAACTCAGCTTCTTTAAGCTCAGTGAAATTATTGTCTTTGATAAAGTTATAATGAATGTGTTCTCTAAATGATTTCCATTCGTCATCTGTACAAATACCTTTAAGTACACATTGTACTCTTAGACATTGGTCAAACAAATCAGAAAACTTGGCACGTTGACGGCCAACAAACTTAGCAAACTTCAATTCATCACGAGTAATCTCACCAACACGTCCCAAAGAAAACCCTGATTGATTAGGATCAAGTCTGGACACTGGAACATTCAATGACTTATATAGTTTCTTTTCAAAGTACTTAACGTCTTCCAACTCACCTAGGTTCTGTCCACCTGGTAGTGTAGTAATCTCTGTGCCCTTGCCGCCTTCTCTACGTGGCAACCAAAAGTCTTCCATCATAGACAAGAACTTACGGTCATCACGAACTTCACCTGTGTTAGCGTCATACACTAACTTGTTCTTGTACTTAACCATAATGTCGCGTAGATATTGTTCTGCTTTCAATTTTGGTAAGTTACCAACGTCAATGTAAAAAATTCTACGTTCTGGTGCTCTTGAAATACGATAGATAACTGTCGCATCTTCAATCATACGTAATTGATTTAAGGGTTTGATTGCCTTATGTAAATAAGATAACACAACAGCCCTACGAGAATCCATAAGACCAGAAACGACAGAAACCACGGAATCAGTAGTAATTCTAGTACCAACTGGGCCATAACTTGTTGAACTCCCTGTAGTTACTTTATCATTATAAATGTAATATTCATTCACAACATTCATAACTTCTACGCCAGTGCGTTCATCTTTTTGTTTCTTGACCTCACGAATCTTACGCATTTTTCGTGGGTCGATATATCTTAATTCTCTTATACCTTTTGTAGGTTCATCTCTGTCAACAATAATATGATAAAATAATTTTCCGTCAATGTAATATCTACGGAATATATCTTGTGCCATTTTGGTATAGTTCAACATACGCAAAATAGTACCGAATTCTTCTTTGATGGCTTTCTTGATCTTATCAGGTTGATCTAAGTCATCTAAAATAATTTGAATAATCTTACCGTCATCATCTTGGCAAATCGCTTCATTAACAATGTCATCAATTGCAGATTCGATTTCTGGTTGCATTGCCATTTCACGATAACGAGAAATTAACTCAACTTCATTCTTTGCAGTACCATCTAAGTCAACATAAGTTCCATAATAAGCAGCAGATGTAATCGTTAATGCACCATCATCATTACTCGGCGGTGAGAATGATTGTTGTGTATCTTGTTTAGTTTCATTATCTTGTCGAGAGATTGTAAAACCAAAAAGTGAAAATTTATTTGCCATTTATTTTAAGTCCGTTCAAAAAAATCATAAGAAAGAGGACCGAAGCCCTCTTTATATAGTAGACCAAATTAGGTAGTTAAACCTGTTGTTTGTCCATTAACTCCAGTAGTCCAGTATTGATATGCAAATGTTACCGAAAATTCTTCAATTTGGTCATTTGTACCCCAATCTAAATCAATTGGCGACAAATCAACAGGAAACATACCAACAAAATTGTAACCTTTTATAGCACCATTTGGACCGTTTGCTGTACCTGGACCAACTTTACCATATTGAAAAACTTGTGCATCTGAGGTATAATTTTGACCGGTTGCAGATATTGAAACACCTGGATTTCCTCTTAGATTTGATTCATTACTATTGATAGCATTCATCCATGCTTCCATTGCATTACGAATCATAAAATCTTCGTCATTAATGATAGTGATTGACCAATCGGCAAAAGTTCTATTTCCAGCAAATTTCATTTCTCTACCAAAATAATACATTGGAACTGTGCCAAGAGTTGATCCTGGAAGTTGTGCAGATTTTGCCATGAAAGATAATTTGTTTCCTGATATACCTGGTATATTAGACATAACAACTTGAAATAGATTTGGACGAGCACCATCTCCTGTTAGTCTTTGCGTAAAATCGCTAATTTGAAAAGCCATTTTTTTCTCCTATTCGTTGTTATATTTATTACGCTGTGGTGTTAGTAATTGTTGTAAAACTAACTCCAGTACCAACTGCAACAAAATTCAACTGTATAAAGTTAATAGAACGAGAAGGTTGAATGTAAATGTCTCCAACAAACTGATTATTATTAACAACTGACGGTGTGTTATTTGTTGAATCACAAACAACTTGGAATGCGGTAATACCTCTTTGTGCTTGTACTGAACGTAAGTAAGGAGTTATTAATGCAACAAATTGTGCTTGTGTAAAAGCATCATTAAATTCAAACAATGAAAACTTAGCAGCTTTTGCAATCGCTTGTTCGATAGTGATAAACAATCTACGAACATTGATTCTATCAAATGCAGAAGGTTGAGTTTGCATTGTTTTGTCACCAAACAAAACTGTTCCTGCTCCTGGGAATGAAGAAATTGGATTAACAGCAACTTGATACAAAGAATCGCGGTTTGATTGCGTTGGATTCCATGCAAGTTTAATAACATTCTTAATTACGCCACGGCTATAACCGGCAGGTGAATACCAAGAATTGGTTGTATTATCTGTATAAACACATAGTCCTGCAATATCACCATTCAACGGAACCCAAACATATTTGTTATTGTAACGATCAAATAGATATTTCCATCCTGAATCTGCGAAACCATATGAACCTGTTGGGCCACCAGATAATGAAGAAAGGCTTGACATCCAAGAAAGAACTGAAGCTTGTTCGTTTCCTGGATTATTAACAACTGCACTTTGTGGCGGCGAAACAAATGCAACAGCATCTTTACGAGTTGCTGCCATATTAATAGCGCTTGTTTGTACTGTTGTGTTTGTATAAGGACCAGTCATTATCAATGAAATTGATGTTTGTGCTGTATCTGTAAAATACGCCATGGCAGAAATAATATCACCATCTGTTACGGCTGTATCTATACCGTTAGAAAGTGGTAAAGTGACAGGTCCAGATAAAACTGCAAAGTTTGTATTCGCTGCTCTTTGGCCCCATGTACCATTTGTTGAGATGAAATTTACAGGATCAACTGCATAAATGTATTTTGAATTATTAAAAATAGCATTTTTATAGTAATTAGATTGACCTGTTGAATCTACTGAATCAACTGCTTTAGAAAGATAACTAAATGTTTCTAAAACTGTTCCTTTTGTTCCTGAAAGTAATCCGCCAGTATCAACAACCGCAATATGGATTTGGTCATTTGCACCACCAACTTGAGTAGTACTGTAACTTGTGCTTGGTATAGAATTGAAGAATCCCGCCAATGCAACATTCGCAAAATTTGAACCTGTGACATTATACAATGCAATGTTCCAAGAAGAATATTGATTAGCACTAGCACCAGCATCAATAACGGAAACAGTTAATGAATTTCCTAAAGCACCAGGATAACGTGCTATAAAAGCACCATAAGAATTACTTGCACCAGAGTTTAACAATGTATATTGGAATGCATCTTTGTTAAGAACTTGGTAACCTGCACCTGCAGCAACAGCATTCAATGTGCCTGAATTAACCGCACGAACAACTTGAAGATTGTTTCCATAAGCTAAGAACGAAGCTGCTGTCCAAAAAGAAGAAGCTGTATTAGAATCTGGTTGATTGAAAACATTAATAAGTGTTCTTTCACTGTCAACTGATGTAATTGATTTTCCTGGACCCCAGTTAAAGGCTCCAGCATACGCACCGGCTGTAGTTAAAACTGAAGGAACAACTGTTGTTAAGTTGGTTTCTGTTGTAATTACGCCTGGAGATAATTGAGCTATTTGCGCCATTTGTGTCTTCTCCTTGATTTTATTCTGTTATATGGCAGTTTATACCAATGAATTATTTATGAATCGTTATTTTTATAGATTTCGCATCATATCTCGCATGAAGGAACCATATGTATCTCCTCCAACACTTGAATCCCACAAATCACCGTCCAATAATTCAAGTTGCGTTTGTAAACCATCTTCCAAAATCATTTCAGGCAAACCTTCATCGTCAACTTGATTCATTGTTTCTAACTGAATCTGTTTGCGAATATCATGACTTACAATCTCTTTGAAATAAGTTTGTGTAGTCAACCATGAGAAAATAACCAAACTCATAACCAAATCATCATTTGCACCTTCTTCAGCCGCAAATGAATTCTTTTCTGCTACAAAAGTGGTCAATTCTGAAATTGTATCAAAATCATTAATCAAAAGTTTGTCACCCTCAATCATCATTTTGAGATTAGAACATCCAATTCTTTTTACTTGAGGTGACATTTTCAGACCTAACTGAATGCCTCTTGCAAATCCAGCTGATAGTTGCTGTGGTTTTTTATTGCCTGTAAATACTTTCCACAAGTTTTCATATTCTAAATCGTTGTGTAGTGTGTCTGCTATTTGTGGAGTATTGTTAATTTCTACCAAAACATATGCATCGTTATACAATTTAGCAGTATTGTATATGATTGTTGGAAACAATACAGGTGAAATTGACGAACTGTGGTATGTTGCAACTTGTTTGTATGGTATATTCGATATGTCAAAAACACTGAATGCAGAGCAGTCCATGTTTTTACCTTCTGAAACGTCAACTGTCATTGCATATAGATGGTCTTTTCCGTTGTCGATTTCTTTTATTGGCTGTTGATAGATTTTAACTTTATCGTGTTCATAGATTGCATCCATGTATGCCAACTGTTGAAGTTTTTCTCCAGAAATCAAAGTGTTTGTTGAACCTAAGAATTCACATTCAAATTCTTGTCTAAACTGTTCAAGAGAAGTATTTTTAATTGTTTCTTCTTTCCACTTTTCATCACGACCTGGTACCATTGACCAATGAATTGAGAATGTTTTATATCCGTTTTTCTTACCAATTGCATCCATCCAAAGTTTATAGAACAGATTCATGCCGTTTGGCGTAGATACAATAATAATCTTGGTTGATTTACCAGAAGAAATAACAGGATAAACTGAGTTAAAGAACTCATTTGCAATATTTGCAGGAACGAAAGCAAATTCATCCAAGAATACTACGTTGAAAGAACCTCCACGAACTGCGGATGATGAAGTTGAAGCGGCAATAATCTTAGAACCATTTTCAAGTTCTACATTACCTTTATTCCATGTGATGATACCCTGTTGCAACCATATCGGAAGATTCTCATAAGCTAACTGATATTTGGCCAGAATGTCTCTTGCAAGTGATCCCTTGTTCGCCAGGACTGCAATGTTCTGTGAGTCTGTGAACAGTGTCAGCCAAAGAAGATATGCGACCGAGGTTGTTGTCTTACCAACCTGACGAGGACATTTGGTGATGGCAAAACGATTTTCATGGTATAATCGAATCATGTCTTTTTGAAATGGCCACATCTTAAATGGCATAAGACCTTGGTCAACGTTAACAATTTTGATGTATTTTTCTGCAAAATATACCGGATCTTTGGAACATTTCATGTATTCTTCTACTTGTTCTTTAGAATACTTAATTTGTACCCCTGCTTTTTTAAGCAGTGGATTATCACGATATGAATCTTTATTAATCATTCTTACCTTTTATTAACTTGTTTAATTCTGAAGTAGAACCAACAAATATGGCTTTATCTATGTGTGTAGAACCTGATGCGGGACTTTGTTTGTTCATTTCTCGCATCTGTTTCTGTACCGCAAGAAGTTCTTTATTTGCATCTACAACATTTTTCAGTAGTGTTCCATAAACTTCAAACGCCCTTGGATGTTGGCCTGCTTTTGCAATCTGGAGTATTTCTTCCATTGCATCTTTACCTTGGTCAATCAAATCTTGTAGATTAGTTTTAGTCTGCTCATAGGCATCCGTCAAATCTTCTTCCAAATTTGAATCTAATGTTGAAACTGGTGTTTCTTTTTTTGGAACAATTGGCAGTTCTGCCTTAGGAGAAATATCAAATATTTCTTCCATGTTTTTTTCAAATGTACTCATAGTTTAAAATATTAAAATTATAAAATTCCAGTTCCTTGAATGAACCATGTATTTGCTGCAACTTGGATTAATGTAGCCATACCATATGTAGTAACATTTCGTGAATCACTTGTTGTGTTACCTGCAAGAAACAATGATACGCCGGTGTTTGGTGATACTGTTACATTTGCACCAGATGTTGTTTTGGAAACAATCATAATTGTTGTGCCGTTTGAAAATGCAACATTCGAAGATGTTGGAATATACAATGTTGTATTAGATGCTTGAGTATAATAAATGTGTTTGCCCGCATCAGACAATTGCAAAACATAGTTTGTTGTTTGTGGGTTTTGTGGTACTATAGTTGCTGCTGCATTAGCTGCAGCAAAAGCTGAGTTTGCATATACACCAGATGTTATAGCGTTAGCATTTGCATTACTTGAAGTTATAGATGCTGAGTTAGCTTGTGTGTATGCCAAGTTAGCTTGTGTGTATGCCAAGTTAGCTTGTGTAAAAGATACATTGGCTCGTGTGAAAGCTAAATTAATTGTATTATTTTGAGTACTATCTATGCCTAAAATTAAAGCCACGTTTGATGTAATATAAGCTAAATCTGCATTTGCTAGAGCGTATGCAGCGTTTGCTTGATTAAATGCAACTTGCAACATAATTGCATTTGCTGTATATCTTCCGCCAGCTGTAATTCCATCATGTACTGTGATTGTACTTGTATTAGTATCTACAATTAATTCTCCAATAGAACCTGTTGTATTTGCTAAAACGCTTGTTGTATATCTTTTAAACTGTAATGTTTTTGCCATTTTTAAACCTTTGAATTAAGTATTTGGATACTCTGTTATAACAGTGTTGTAAGTATAAGGATCGACAGGTCCATTATCGTTTGTTTCTGTCAATAAATCTTCTGCATTATTTTCTGTCATAATATCTTCTGATCCAACGCCAGTATATAAATCTTCTGTTGCTGATCCATAATTTGGTGTTGTGGTAATATTTACATATTCTATTTGTGAAGTTGTATAAGATATGAATAACCAAGATGCATTTGTTGACAAACCAACCATTTTTTGACCAGAAATAAAATTTCCATTTAAACTATTTAAAGTTAATTTTCTGTTCAAACTATCCCAAGATACAACTTTTCCATTGGCAATTGACCCGGCTGCTGTAGAACCTTGATATACCATCTCACCAATTTTGAAATCACCTTCTCCTAATGCATCTAACGTAAATGTGACAATATCATTATCTGTTATTTTGTTATAGATATTGGTAATTGATGTTTTGATAATATTCGCAGTTGAAGTTGCTCCAAAAACAAAACCTTTGACCGTAAAGTTTAGTGTCCAAACAACCATTCTGGTGTCTGAAGTGTAATCGCCTTCATATGTAACATCATATTTCGTGTCTTTTAATATGATTGGAACTTCTTTAACAATGCCCATTTCAGGAATCATGTTGACTTTAATAGTATAGTCTGGTGCAAAGAAAGGTAATATGTGTTCAATAATTTGATTACCATCTTCAATGTTTCTTACATATAGATATAAAGAAAAGTCAAAATCATAAGGAACAGGAACATATTGAGAATTTGTTGTAAGTCCATTTTGTGAAAAATATTTTATATTTGTTATTTGTTTTCTAGATGAATCATAAGTTAGACCGTTCATCTCATATGACATTCTAGGCAAAGTCATCATAACTTTTTTATCTAGATTTGGGTCACCTTGAAGACGCATCACATACAGTTCTTTTGTTGCATATTCGATAGGAACAATAAAACGTTCTTGTTCAGAGTTATCTGGATTATAACGAACCAATGTAATATTATTAAACAGGTCACCAAAGGCAACTGTTAATTTTCTTATCATTCTGTTGTAAAAAACGTTTGCCATTATAGACCACCAATTGGATTAGTTTCTGTTATATTTACATACGTATTTCCACTAATTTGTAACAAACTATTTGAATAAGGTTCTAAGTGTGCAGGATTTTCTAAAGGATTAAATGTACTCAATGAATATCTTGCATTGCTTGAATTGCCAATAATAACATGACCATCCACAAATTCACCAGCAATATTTATTACTGATAATGTACTAGAAGATGGTATCCAAGTTTGTACTGTTGCAACTGCTGTAGCATTAACATAAGTGTTGTCTGGCGACTGGAACACTAATTCTTTAAGTGTGTAAGTTCCTGTTCCTATGCCAACATTTAAGTGTAATGTGTATGCAGAATCTGAAGCTGCAACATCTATGTTTGCCATACCAGTAGAAATAATTTCTTGTGAGTATTTGAATTTCTCCATTTCCAACTCATAGTAATATGGATTTCTTCTTCCTAATGTGAATCCATCTTTGTTTTGGTCAACATATTTGATTTCATATAGTTCACCGCCACCATTCAAGAATGGAACATAAACTAAATCACCTTCTATAGGTCTTAGATATGTTGTTTGTGGAACTCTTTGATAGAATGCTTTGCGAGAAACAAGAACATGAACTTGATTACGAATCTCTAAACCAAATTTAGAAAAGAAATCTTTTTGGCCCTCATGTCCCATAACACTAGAAAGATACATTTCTACAGGAGATGCAGAATTGAATTTCTTTACCGGATCTTCACCGTACAATAAGTCTCTAGAAACTGCATTTCCATTTGGTATGTAATAAGCATCAAAGCCCTGAATCTTAATAGACTCGGACATCAAGTCCTCAACGAGTCTTTGCTCATTGTATTTGGCGTTATAATTATTAAAATATTTACTGGTTGCCATATTAGTTCATCATAAATTCTAATGGGCCGCCGTAATTTGTTTCCATCTCTTGGTGTAACTGGTTTATTTCTTGAACAGCTTCATCAAACACTTCTTTTCCATTCAGAGTAATACCACCAGGTAATTGGATTCCGCCAAACTTCTTCATATTTTCTCCCCAATTTCTTTTGATTAGGGCAGTCGCATAAAGTTTCAACCAACGGTCTTGCCAGATTGTAGGATAAACTGATGGATTAATACCACCATAAGCTTCTGCAACCACTATTGTTCCCGCTGGTGCTTCTTGTGCTCCCCAAGCCCAGTCAATGTGAAGTCTTTTAGTTATTCTATTCCAACGAATAGGAACCGATCCTGTGAACATCAATTCTAAAGAACGCAAATGTTGTTGAGTCAGTGTGTAATTTACATAGGATGCAGAAGTAAAGTCATACAACTCATTTAGACGAAGTTGGTATCTCAAGTCAAACATGTTGATATTTGCTTGAGTGTCAGACACTGGAAATATACGAGAAATGCCAACAATTTCTATTTGGTTGTTAGATTCATCTCTTACATTTGATGCATCCAAATATTGATGGTTAATATCTGTTTGTGTTACAGAATGAATCCAGTAAAACTTTTGAGTTCCATCGAAATGATAATCTTGCCAATATTGAATTGCATCATCGACTCTATCTTCAATCTGGTCTGGATCCATATTAATATCAATAACAGGTGCACCTAACCTACGAAGGCAGTAATCTATAAATTCTTGTCTGTTGTTTATGGTTGGCATTGAGAAACTCCTAGTATCTTCTATTTATCCGACAGAAAATATGATTAAAAGAATAGGAAAAAGTTACCAAGGTTTTGAACAGCAACTGTAAATATCCATCCAAGATTATTACCTGCATTTATTGAATTTGCTCCTGCATACCAAGAACCGCCACCGGTAGCATTAGAATCTTGAATACTTAAATAATCAACATTTACTGTGCTCGAACTACTCAAATTAAATCTTGTACTCGGAGAACTACTATTAATGGTAACATAATTACCAGCAGTTCCTGATAATGTGAAAGCTGTAAATGTTTGTGTTGAGCCAGCTGTAAATGTAATCGTACTAGGTCTTGTTGTTGCGGTTATATTTGCAAAAGAATTATTATCAGATATAGTTAATAGACCAGAACCGCCTTGATTTAACACTGGGTAAGTGGCGCCGCCGCCAGCAAATGTTTTTGCAGCAGCATTAGTCATACTGATTGTAAATCCAGTAAATGTTATCGCCGGTGAATATCCCGTAAACGGTGAAAGTGTGTTAGCTGTTGCTGTTCCAGTGTTTGTTAAGGTAAAGTTATTGATTGAGTAATCTGTTAAAAAATTAGTAGAAGGAGTTGATAACAACAAAGAAGTTTGTGAACTGGCAATGGCGCTTATGTTTGTGCCTGCACTCTGTGTTATCAACAACGGTGTTGTTGGCGATGTGAAGTTACCGGTATATACTCCAACACCCTTTACAACACGAAAATTAGTAATATTTCCTACCATTGGAAAATTAGTATTAAATGCCCCTGCCACACCAAGATATACACCACCTGTTCCAGAAAAATTTATTGATCTTGTGACTGAAGCCAATAGTGTACCATTCAAATACAAGTATTCAACACCACTGATTCTTACCCAGGCAACATGTACCCATTTATTAAGGAAAACTGAACTCAAACTTGGTGTCACTGTGTAATATGTAGCTGTTGCCCAACTGCCTATACTAATACCAGTGCCGTTGGTATCCATGGCAAATCCCGAATTGTCAGCTGCTGTAACATTTCCACAGATACGTTTGGTAGTTGTTACATTGGTCATATAAATCCAATACTCAATTGTAAAATCACCTGTACCAAGTGTGAACGCTGCACTTGTAGGTGTGTTTACATATTGAGAACCATTTAGTGATAAACTACCAGTTGCTGAGCCAAGGCTCCATGCTGTTGCGCCCGCGCCGTTAACTGTATAAGTAGTGCTTGTTCCTGTAATTGATCGCGCGTATGGTCCTGAACTAGCAAATGATGCACTAGTTATATTATATGGGGTAGATAATGTTCCTGCTGTTAAAGTCAATGCACCAGTAATTGTTAGTGCATCAGCAGTTGTAACAGTTGCGGCCGGCGCATTTATTATAAGAGTAGAAAGACTTTTACCATTGCTAGTAAATGTTCCTGTTCCTCTAGCGGTAGGAGTTAAATTGGTATATGTTCCACCAGTGGATAATGTTAACCCATTTAAATTCAAAGCAGTCGTTGCTATTGCAAAAGCTGTTGTACCAAAATTAAGAGTGTTGAACCAACTACCTGTTGTGAAAGTTGCTATTGCTGTTCCACTACCTGTTAGTGATAAATTAGGTGAAGATGTTGCAGAACCACTTGTTGTACCACAAGTAAATGTTCTTGTTATAGATGCATCTGCTACAAATCCGCCACTACCTGTTGGTGTGAGAAGACTTGAATCTGGCATATTAAGAACAGTTGTTCCAGCAGTAGTATGCGCCAATACAATATTAAATGTGCCGAAAGCTATTGAATAATAACCAACATAGCCAACAGTGCTGAATATACCTGTTGTTAAATTACCACCTAATGTCAAAGTACCAGCTGTTAGTGTGTATGTTCCTGTAGCTGTTAGTGAATATGTACTTCTGAATGTGACATCACCTATATTTTGTAAGAATGTTGCAACAGAACTTAGTACTGATGTTCCGCTTTGTGTGTATGAACCACTATTACCTACGGTAAAACTGACAGACGGAGTAATTGTTCCTGTTGAATGAGCAAATGTTCCATTAACATTAAATGTTGTACAAGTGATTGTTCCAATATTACTTAATGTTCCTGCCGTAAACAAAACTGTACTACTGCAAGTTAAAGTGAATGAGGCAAAATTAATTGTGCCAGCTGTTTGTGTATATGTTGATACACCAAGAGCGCCTGATAGTGTTGTTGTTCCTGCTCCGTTATTAACAACCAATGCAGATAATGTTTTTCCGTTAGGTATTATTGCGCCAGTACCGACAGTATTAATGCTCAAGTTGGTATATGTTCCACCTGTTGCCAGAGTTAAACTATTAATGTTTACTGTTGAGGCAGCCGGTGTACATGTGCTTCCAGTAAAATCTAATTTATTAATCCAGCTACCGCTTGCAAAAGTTGGTATTGAAGCACCTGATATGATTGATATGTTTGGAGCAGTTGTTGAACTACCCACAGAACTTCCAACAGTAAAGGTTCTTGTAACAGACATTGTTGAAGTAAAAGCACCAGTACCAGTATAAGAAAAGTTTGTCAAATCAGCCATACTCAACACAACTGTTGCTGCTGTGGTGTGTGCAAGAACAATATTGAATGTACTAAATCCAATTGAACGTACATTGGTATTATTAGAAGCAAATATACCTGTTGTTAAATTACCACCTAATGTCAATGCACCAGCTGTTAGTGTGTATGTACCAGTAGCAGTTAAAGAATAATCTTTGTTTAGTGTTACTGTTCCTGAAGTGTGTGTAAATGTGGGTGTTGCACCTAATGTTGCTGTACCACCATAAGTAAATGCACCAGGTGTAGTTACAACAACGCTTGTTGATGGATTAACAGTTCCTGATGAGAAATTATATGTACCATTAACTGCTAATGTAGCACAATTTATAATCGACATGTTAAGCTGAGTGCCGGCAACGTAAGTATATGTACCAGAAACTGTTAACGTCAATGAAGAAAAATCTATTGTTCCTGATGTTTGTGTATAACTGCCTGTTGCAAGAGGATTTGTTACTATTGTAACTGTACCACCAACGTAACCATTTTTAACTTCAAATGAAGATAATGTTTTATTATTTTGTATAATTGAACCAGTACCTACACATATCACACCTAAATTGGTATATGATGGCGCAGTATCTAATGTCAGATTATTAATAGAAACACTTCCTGTTGGAGCACTAGTACTACCAGTAAAATTCAATGTATTAAATAAACTACTTGTACTAAACGTAGAAACAGATGCTCCAGATGTAAGTGAAAGATTTGGATATTGTCCGTAATAAGCATCAGGAAATGGTGAAGAAGTATTTGTAGTGGGTGAACCAACTTGAGTAAAACCAAATGCATTTATACTTGAATCTGTAAACGCAGCACCTCTAGCCGCATTTAACATCAGTGAAGTATTGAATCCTGTAAGAGCACTAATGTTTGTACCAGAAGATTGTGCTGCGGCAAGTGGAATTGCTGATGAAGTAAAATTACCTGTATAAACCGCAACGCTTTTAACCACACGAATATTTGTAATTCTACCTGTGTAAAAAACGTTATTATCTCTACCAATATAAAATCTTTGTGAACTTGCACCCATGTTAATTGGGCTAGAAGGTGTATATGTACTAGCTAATGTTCCGTTAATGTATATTTCAAAATCTGTACCTCTTCTTTGAAAAACAACATGAGTCCAAGTATTGTCTGGTATAGAACCAGCTGCTGTAGTTCCAAAAGTTCCACCAGCACCAGCGTTAAGTCCTAGATTATACCAATATGCTTGGCCGCCAGAAACAAATGCAGATGCACCTGAGGTGTCAACCGCAGAATTTTGATTATTAAATATTGCACCACCAGTAACACTAGTCGTATATACCCAAGCTTCCCATGTGAAATCTATATTTGTACCAAAAGCAAATACTGGATTTGTTGCTATAAGTGATGATTGGTTTCCAAGGTAGTTTATACTACCGGGTATACCCATTTGTGTACCAGATGTAAATGTTCTTGTGACACTCATTGCAGTAGTAAAACCACCTGTTCCAGTATATGAGAAATTAACTATATCTGGCATATTCAAAACTGTCTGTGCTGCTGTAGTATGAGCAAGAACAATATTGAACGTACTAAAAGCAATTGACCTAAACAATTGACTGTTTGTATTGAATATACCTGTAGTTAAGTTTCCACCTAATGATAAAGCACCAGATGCATGTGTATATGTACCTGTAGCAGTTAAGGAGTATGCTTGATTTAGTGTTACGTTACCTGCTGTTTGTGTAAATGTGGATACTGCACTCAATACCGCTGGACTACTATATGTGAAAGCTCCTGAAGTTAAAATAAAACTAACAGAGGGTGTTATTGTACCGCTAGAAAAAGTAAATGAAGGCCCATTAATTGTAAATGATGTACAAGTAAGTGTACCAATGTTTGATAATGTTCCGCCTGTATATATTACTGTTGATGAACAGGTCATGTTAAACGTAGCAAAATTCATTGTACCTAATGTTTGAGCATACGTAGTACAACCAAAAGCTGCAGCAAGTGTTATAGTACCTGATGTGTTGACAACAAAAGCCGCTATTGTTTTGCCGACTGGTGTGATTGTACTTGTGCCTAACATATTCAAGGAAAGGTTAGTGTATATACCGCCCGTTGCTAATGTTAAATTTCCTACAATATTTAATGTTGTGATTGCTGGTGTGGATGCGTTACCTGTAAAATCGAGAATATTGTACCAACCGCCTGTTGTAATAGTTGGTATTGCTGCACCGCCATTGAGATATAAATTAACAGCGTTTGATGATGAACCACCTGCTGTTGAACCAAATTGAAATGTACGTGTTACACCCAAACTGCTAGCAAATCCACCTGTTGTTCCTGTCCAACTAAATCCTGTAGCATCAGCTATAGCTAGTGCAACTGTTGCTGCCGTGGTATGACTAACAACAATGTTTGTCGAACCAAAATTGACTGATCTTGTAAAACCAGTGCCATTAGAGTTAAATATACCTGTAGTTAGTGTAAAACCGTTAAGTACTAAACTTCCCTGTGTTAGTGTTACTGTTCCTGTAGCCAACATCGTTAGGTTACCGGTCATTGTAATGGTTCCGGTAGTATTAATATTTAAATTAAGTAAGCTAGAAGATGCACCGCCACTAAGATTGCCAGTACCTAACATACTAAGCGTCATTGCGGTATATGTACCGTTCAATAATAAACTTCCAACAATATTGATGCTCGTCCCAGTAGAGGTAGATGTTGTTGTACCATAATTAAGCGTGTTGAACCAACTACCATTGGAGATTGTAATAGCAGAAGCACCTGTTGTAAATGTTAAATTAATTGCTGTTGCTGCAGAACCAACACTGTTTCCATATGAAAAGGTTCTTGTATTACCCATGTCAGCAACTGTAAATCCACCAGGACCAGTATAGGAATAATTGGTAAGGTCTGCCATACTCAAAACAACAGTAGCAGCTGTGGTATGCGTAAGATTTATGTTTCCAGCTATTGTATTACCAAATGCAATTGAACGAGTTGCTGCACTACTAGAACTGAATATACCTGTTGATAGTGTAACACCATTTGCTAATGTTAAACTACCTGAAGTTAACGTATATGTACTTACTGTGTTTAATGCATAAGACTTATTAAATGTTGCTGAGCCAGCAGTATGTGTAAATGTTGTTGTTGCGCCTAATGTTGCTGATCCACCATAAGTAAAAGAACCTGTTGTCAGCACAAAACTCGTTGAAGGATTAAGAGTACCCGCGGTTAAGTTAAGTGTTGGTCCATTTAATGTAAATGTTGTACAATTTAGTGTACCAAAATTAAGTAAACTACCGCCATTCCATGTAAACGTGCTTGAACATGTTAGTGTTTGAGATGCCAAATCTAGTGTACCTAGAGTTAACGTAGCAGTTGTACAAAGTGTTGTACCAACAAGAGTTGTTGTTATACCAGATGTATTAATAACTAGTGGACCTATTTGTGCAGAAGCGCTTGTGCGAATAGAACCAGATGCAACCATTGTTGCTGTTAGTAATGTAAGAACACTAGTACTTAAATCAGATTTCAAAGAAGTTAAGTTAAGATTGGTTGCAGCTGTTGTATAAGCAGTGGTTCCAAAATCAATCTCACTAAACCAACCACCTGCTGTTAATGTTGCAATCGATGCACCACTTGCCAAATAAAGTCTTGGTGCATTTGTTGCTGATCCACCTGCTGATGTTCCAAACTGGAACGTTCTTGTAGCACTCATTGTAGCTTGAAAACAACCTGTACCTGAACCATATGTGCCACTACTTGTATATGTAAAACTAGTTGCATCTGCCATATCTAAGTTTACAGCACCTGCAGCAGTAGTAGCTAAAATAATGTTGGCTGTACCAAACGTGATTGACCTAGAAAAACCTGTACCGTTGGAACTAAATCTACCTGTAGTTAAAGTAAATCCACCTAAGTTTAAAGTTCCTGATGTTAATGTTGTAACACCAAGTGCAGTTAATGTCAAAGCTGCTGTTAGTGTTGTTGTTCCTGTATTGTTAATAACCAACCCAAGTAACGATGTTGATCCAGCACCATTTACGTTTCCTGATGAACCAACCATATTAACAGTAAATGTGGTATATGTGCCACCACTAGCTAATATTAAATCGCCATAAACAGATACAGTTGTCGATGCTGGCGCGCATGTACTTCCACTAAAGTTTAGATTATTAAAAGCACTACCTGACGATAAAGTTGGAATCGATGCGCCTGAAATAAGTGAAAGATTTGGTACGTTTGTTGACGTAGCACCTGCTGTTTGACCAGACTGGAATGTTCTTGTTACAGACATTGCAGAAGTAAAACCACCAGTACCAGTATAGGTAAACCCTGTAAGGTTATCCATACCTAAAACAGTTTGAGCTGCTGTCGTATGTGCCAATACAATATTGAATGTACTGAAAGCAATTGAACGGGTATTTGTATTTGTTGAACTGAATATACCAGTTGTTAAATCGCCACCGAGTGTTAATGTACCAGCGGTTAATGTATAAGTTCCAGTCGCGGTTAACGAATATGTACTTCTAAAAGTAACATTGCCAGCCGTTTGAGTAAATGTTGGAACAGCGCTCAATACGGATGTTCCGGTTTGTGTATATGCACCAGAAGTTATTACAAAACTAACAGATGGTGTTATTGTTCCGTTTGTATGAGCAAATGTCCCCTGTGTTGTCCATGTCGTAC